AAATCTTCATCTGCCGTTGTACTATCATCATCAATTGCCACACTACTAAATAGATCATTCGGGTTATGATGCTTGACCGCTTTATCACCAGTTATAAATAGATCCTGAATATATGCCCACTCAATAAAGGGCCAGATCGCATTTTTAGGCTTGATATAGTCATCAATTGCCATGCCGCCGTCTTTTTTCTGGATATATAAACCTTCTGCTAAATCAGTAAATAACCGGGCACGAACAAATGGCTGGCCCTTTTCATCATGCAAGTTGGCATTTAAAGCAAGAAGAATAGGAGTTATTAAGTCAGTCTGGCCCTTATGTTCTGCGACAAAATTATGTAACTGTTTTTCCAGGTCTACATGCGGTTTAAGTCGTACACCTAAACGGCCCTTTTCCTGGACAATTTCACTTAAAGTTTTGCCTGCAATATCACCACCAGTAAGGTCCTTAATAATTTCATCAATACGGCGTACTTTCTCAATACGTTCCATTAATGGCAAGGTCCCACCGAGTACCAGGTTAGCTAGGTTGTCCAGTTCCTGAGTCAGTTTTAGCTTAGTAATTAGATCCATGTCTTAAACTCCCTGCGCCTTGGCAACTTTAGCTTTAGTTACAGTGTTTAAGGCTTCTTCTAATTTCGCATAAATTGGCTGATCCGGCTCACTGGCATATTTTTGGGCTACGTTCATAAAATCGTCCATATTTAACGTGGTCGCATCAATTTCGCCTCCAATAATCTGGTCTAGCCAGGCTTCATCTGGATTCATTTCATTACCCTGTATTGGATCTGTTTGTTCGGCTAAAAGCCCATGTTGCTGTAAATAGATTTTGCTCTTTTCCATACGGTCTTGGGTCACACTTAAACCTACATCGTCCAGATTGCCGCGTTCAATTTTACCCTGGTAGAGTTCATAAAGTTTTTCATGAGCAAAGTTTATCTCTGCTTCAGATAGTTTCCCTGCATCTTTTAACTTGTTGGCCAGTAAATCAATATGACGGTTGGCCAGATCTACTGGATCTACACTATCTGTTTTATTTAAAAACTTGATCCAGTTTTCTTCGTGGTCGTAACGTTCAAAAAGATTCATTTCTTCATTGGCCCGGACTCGCTCCATAGGATTATCAGACAGTGGATTGAGCTTGCCGTTTTCATCCCGTAATTGATCCAGCTGGGCATTTAAATCTAATTTTTTCTGTTCAGAGGCAAGTTGTTTTTTTGCTTTAATAACGTCAATCGGCTGAGCTTCACGGCCTTGGGCTATATCCGCTGCGAGCTTTGAATCATAGCTATTCATGGCTTTGATTAGGCCACTTGCAAAGAGTTCAGCTTTACTCATTTTTTCAAGTGTGGCCAGCGCTGCATCATGAGCCTGTTTAACACTGGCATAGAAGAAAACATCATTGCCCTTTTCATCTTTAGACGGAATAGACAAATGAGATTTTGAATATATGACTTCTAAGCCTTTCGCCGTACCTTGGACTGAATCAACCACATAGAACGTTTCCCCATGAACTTGGAAAATTAAACGCGGTTCGGCTTCTGTCACCATTTCGCTATATTTCGGATGGCCAACGATTACTTTACCGGTCGCTTTAAAATGTTCATCTTCTAGCTCATGTAGAACATAGCCTTCCTCTGTTTTCATAGGTATGTAGCTAGAAAGGTTATGTGTATTCTTAAATCGATTGGTCATCGATAAAACGCTAAAAGGTTTGCCCTTAGGTAAAGTCAAAATATTACCGGCTTTGTCGGTCTTAAAACCTGCTGCTTTTGCTGCTTCAGCACCAGGACTAACTACCGGATTGTCTTTACGATACTGATTTAAGTATTCAATTCCTTCCTCTTTCCATTCTGCCTGGGTCGTAGAAATGCGATAGGCCCAGCCTTGTGCTACGGCGTAATTGATCGGCTTGTAAACTTCTGGCGTGTTGTACCATAGTCCGCCCCCTGTAAACTGCCGTTCCATTTCAGTTTTACGTCTAAACGCTGTGGCCACCTCTTCAATGGTGTACGCTTCTTTATCAGTTTTATCAGCATCAGGCTCTATTACTGGCTCATTTTCAGGATCTTGCTGTGCTGGTATTGGTTCCTGGGCAGCTTCTGTTTTTACTTCTGGTGTTATAACTGCTGCACTTAATGGCTGATCCAGCTGCTCTTGTAGAGCTGCAATTTCTTGATCTAACAGCTGCTCTTCCTGGATCTTCGCCTGTTCATCTTTTTCCAGGTCTACCAATACTTGTTCAGCCTGGGCTTTTCTGGCTAAGCCTTTCATAAAACGAGCACTATTGCCTTCAACAATAAGCATCATACGCTTGGCCAAGGTTTGAATATTTACGTTTTTACCGCTCTTGGGTTGCAATACTGCAGTTACATCACGCTTATTTAATAAAAACTTCCAGCTGGTTAGTGTATCTGTTGCATCAAGACGTTTTGGCGTAGCATCTGGGTTGTGATAAATAATACTGACGCTCTGGCCATCACTCATGGTAAAAACAGTCGCAATATTGACTACGCCGTTTTTCTTAAATGGATCTGAGGTAGTCACCTCAACCGGCTTCACTTTTTCACCTGCAGCTTTACCCATAGCCACCAGTACCCGTTTAGAAAGGGCTTCTAATCGGGAATATTGGGAGATAACTGCATCGAAACCTTCTATTTCAGCGCCATCCATGACTTCTTGAATAATCGCTTCCGGTTTAACCGGTAATAGCAATTCACGTGATTCATCATAGGTTGAAATATCGCGTATCAAATGTGAAGCGCTTGCATGTGAAGTGCAATTATTTTCTTCCCATACAACTGGCTTACCGGTAATTTGAGCGCGTAATGTATCAATCTCTTGTTGAGTAATACGCCCCTGGTAATTTTCTCGTGAAGCATGATTAACCAGGCGCTCTAAAACGAATGTAGGCGCTTCTATTACGTCATAAGCATTAATCTGAGCAATTGCCCCATAATCATAATTAAACGTCCGTAGCGCGAAATTAGCGGCTTGCTCGTCACTGATTGCACCTAAAACGGCGACTGAGGTTAAAAATACATTGTTCTGGTCCACCAAATTAGTAATACGCCATGTATCACGTTGGGTATAACCAGGAATTGCGAGTGCTTTAAGGGCAGTATATTGGCCATAAATATGCCCAACATCGGCAATACAAATTGCCTCACCTTTTGAACCATCCTGATTGTTATATGGTCGGCTAGTTCCCTTATAAAAACTCACCGTTAAAATTGAATCATTTTTCATGCAGAAAAACCTTATTGAACGTATGCCGCAAGATTAATTCTTTTAAAAAATGCTAAATTTTATTGTTCCAAGAAAATAACAAGGCCCATAAAAGGGCCTGAGTATCACAATGGCATAAACGGTCGGGCTTGGGAAAAAGTGATTGGAATAGTTAGGGCTGATCCTTCTGACGCTGCCAGTTCTAGTGAGGCTTGGGTCGCCTTAACCAGATATCGGGATTTAAAAGATGGAGCGGCAAGGCCCTTGTCACGGTTATAAAGCCATAGATCCATCCACATAACATATTCAGCCGGTAATCCATAACTGCCATCTACATGACAAACTAGCTGAGCATATTGCATCAAACTGTGAGCCACATAATTATTTTTCGTTTCAATCATCGTTAAAGTAATCTCAGGCGACTGGCTACCTGTGATGTGATTAGCGTTGTAATGGCCCATGCGTTTACTATCAGTATCAAACTGAAGTAATGGCACAGATAGCTCGGTAGCTAACCAGGGCATAAGATTATTAGTAACAAGTTCTAAATTGCGGGTTGCATTATTTCTGTAAGCTGAAAACTGCACTAAATAAAAGGATTTATGCTGAATACCCAATTTATAAAGATCTCGATATAGACCCACAAATCTATCTCTAGGCATTCCGCCCCAATTTAGGTTTACTGGTCCATTTCCTGTAGCCGTGGTACTAAGATCAAGGCCTCCCATATTAGGCAATCGGTCACTGATAAAACCTTTCGCAGCTGTTTTAGCTTTACCGGCCGCTTTTTGTTTAAGCTGATTTATGTCGAGCATTAGTAATCTTCTTCATTATCATTGAAACCTGTGCCATTAGCTGCTGGCTCTTCATAATCACCAGGATTATTCTCACCAGATAAATCAGTCTGCGGCTTACCCTTTTCTAAAGCATTCACATAGATCTCGGCCTCTTCATCATCACAACCGCCGATTTTAGTAAGTACAGTAAAGTTACTTTCTCTGTCCAGATTAAGTTCTTTAAGCGTACCCAATGCACTACCAAACATGGCCATTGTATTGGATCTCGTTTGCTTGTTTGTCAGTGCTTCAGTTGAGGCCGCTGAAATATCAGAATAAAACTCGAATTGCCAAGGCAGATCTTGAGGATCAAACATATAGCCGTATTTATAGCCGATATGCACATTGGCAATATGATTAAAGGCTTTCGTTGTTGCGGCACGAACATGAACGGAGCGTTGGGCAACTTGCGCCGATGTATGAAAAAAACCACCATCACCAAGACCACCAGACAATTGTTCAGCCCATCCCAAAAGTGATAAGTCTGTACCCAGTGCCCCTGCCATACGGCGAACATTGATCATGAGCGGTTCAGGATTCACTGGTGCGGATCTGCGACTCATATCACCAATTGCATTAAGCACTTGCTTGTCACCCCACACGGGTAAAATATGCCAGGCTTTAGACCAAATCGCGTCCCCACCTTTTAAGGCATCCCGGACATTGTTTTTATGGGATTGCAACATTTGAGTGAGGCCGGCTTTATATTTTTTCCGTTGTTCTGGCGGCATACCCGATACGTCAAATGTTAAAAATGCTTGCTCTACACTATCTGCAATCTGTTGTGAGTTTAATGCTTGTAGCAGCAGCTGAACGTTTGCCCAAGGTTCTTCGGCGTCATACAGAATAGATCCGCCAATCTCACTGGCCACAATCGGAAGTTTATTAATATCATTCTCAGACAGCATATTTTTATGCAAATACGGATTAATTGAGAATTGCGGCACTGGTGTGTAACGTGGCATTTTCATACGTGCCATCTGAAAAGTAGTGAGCTTGGTGAGCTTTCGCATTTCCAGATCATTTTTTTCTAAAACATGATAACCAATTGTTCGCCCGCCCTGCTCATAAGACTGAATTAACGGCGGTTCAGTATATTCATTACAAATAAGCTGCAGCAGTCCTGCACCTTTCGCCCCATACATACGCACATAACTATCGCCGTAAGATACGCCGTAACGTGCCATTGGGAATGCAATTTCATTGAAAAGCGGCATCAATAGCCGGGCTTCTCTCTCAACCAACTGTCTTAAATGTTGTGCTCTTTTTCCGCCATTCCTTAGTTTTTGAGAAGGTGTCATAAAAACCACATCACCACGGGATTCATGGCCCCCTAAAGCTGCTGTGGTCTGCAAGTTAAGAGCAGCTGCAATAGTCGGATCATGCTGCATTACCGCCCACGTGGTATAGATCGTTTTACGGTCACGTTTGCGAAGTTCGCTGTTTTCATAGGTGCCCAGTGAAAACATTTCAAAATTATCGTACCGGCTATCTACTTCACCGATATTGGCCTGTATTTGTCCGGCAGATGCCGCACGTTCGGCATGAATAAACTGGCCCAAGAAATTACCAAATGACGATTTCATTAATTTTCACTAATCTGTTCTATTTGACAGCATTTTGAAGCAGCAAAAATTGGGTATTTTTTTTAGTTCCATAAAAAAATAAGGCCCTATTCGGGCCAGATTATTTGATTTAAGTTATTTTGATTTATGCAGATCTATTATAAAAATATTCACTTTCAGCAATAAATTATGCAAAAAAAGCGGATTTTCTTGCAGTTTTTATTGGTTTTTTCATATTCCTATCACAAAAATATCAATCTGACCCCCTGGGCTAGAATGGCCATGACATTCAGTTAGGCTCGCATTTAATGAATCTACGTGAACGATAAAAGGCTCTGTTCCCACTGGGCTGGCCATTATCATTGGTCTGGTTGTAAAGCCGGCGCTGGAATAATCACATGACCAATTTTCTGCCGAAGGTATCACGTCCCGCCAGATCTTCATTGATCCGGTCGCTAGTAAACCTGCTTGATTGTAAACCGTCACTTTAGGCTCTAGGCTTTTCACCCATTCAGCCTGGGTTCCTTGGAAACCTTCTAAAACGGCAGATTGATAAGCAGAAAGGCCGTTTTTACCATTTTTACCCGGTTGGCCATCCTTCCCCGGTGCGCCGTCTTTACCTGGCTGGCCATCTTTCCCCGGTGCACCATCTTTACCGGGTTGGCCATCCCTTCCGGGTAATCCTGGCAAGCCTGGCACACCTATACCATCTTTCCCCGGTACGCCGTTCTTACCCGGTTGGCCATCTTTCCCCGGTGCGCCGTCTTTACCTGGCTGGCCGTCCTTCCCCGGTGCGCCGTCTTTACCTGGCTGGCCGTCCTTCCCCGGTGCGCCATCTTTACCGGGTTGGCCATCTTTCCCCGGTGGCCCTGGTGGACCAGGAGGGCCAGGCTCTCCCGGTACTGTTGCACCACCTCCCCCAGTTCCTGGATTGCCAGCTGTTCCCCCGACTGGTGGCCCACTATTATCTGGTCCAGCTTTTACGTTTAAATGGGGGTGTGACATAAGAGATACGCCGCCTGCAACCACATCACCGGTACTTTTTACGTCTTTTGTGACGATAACTTTTGCATCAAGTAGGATCTCTTCTGCAATAAGTTCGATTTTCTTATGACGTAAACGGCGAATATCTGTAAGACTGCCTTCGCCATGTGTCCTGAAAAAAGCAATGACGGGATCACTAAATTGGCCATTTTCAAAAAATACCCAAATATCTGGCTGGCCATTAATTGAAAGTTCTGTGTCTAAATCATCATCACCTACTGGATATGCCAGCCTTGCGGTTACACCTTCATCTGAACCTTTTGTAAAAGGCGGAATACTAACCTGTGCGCGTTTGGTATTTTTGTTATAGCTCAGCAGCTTGCCAGGGAAAAAGCCAAGTAAATTATCCATATTATTCCCCGCTTAACGTGGCAAGCCACATGACTGTGGCATGAGCTGTGGCGCCACCCACGGCGCCAGACTCAAAGTGATGGGCTGCGGTCAAAATGATGTATTTAGTATCATTAATAAGCACAATATCCCCAGCATTTAGATTCATGCTTAGCGCACGGGTAATCATGCCACGGGTAACTAGAACGGTTCTAAGATTCTTCAGGCGGCGAGCATCAAGGCCCGGATAATAATAACCAGGTGCATTGTTCTTTAAACTATCTTCAATGATCTGCCCGTCCTCACTTACGCTTACAAATGACGGTACTTCTCTTTGTTCAATTTTCGGGTTATCAATCCAGGATACGGCGCCGCTATCCAGCATGGTTACTGGCTCTTGCTTGAAAAGTTGTTGTAATCGCATGATATTAAGTTTCTTATCACGGTAAACAATTACAGCGGCTTCTTCTTGCAAGCGCTTAGCAATTTCATACGTTGCAAAAACGCCGTAAGGACTAGAAAACTTCATCAAAGAAATATTATTGCCCACCGGCACTTTACAGCCACACGCTTTATATACAGCTGCAAAACTTGAATCTTCCAGGCTGATTAATTTGCTTTGAGGATCTATTAAAGATTCACAGCCTTGTAAAACTGCAATAATCGAGAAGTATTTTAGGCGCGTATCATCCTGGATTGTTTGTGTCCGGATCTCATTTAACTTAACGATAGTCACTGGAATATGTTGGTCACTTACCAGTAAAACTGCGCCGTTATGAATCAGATCCTTAATATCATTTTCAACTTTTATTGTAGCTTCCAAGGTTACGGGTACGGGGATTAAATCCGTTCGTAACGTTGCCGCTATAATATTTTGCATACCAATAGATTGGCCATTTTTCGCGATCTGGATAAGCATAATTTTCCCTTAATCAAGTTCTAGGGAAAAAGGAGGCTCAATACATGCCAGTTGCGGCAGTTTTGCACGTTCCTCTAAATACAATTGGCTCGCTTCACTGGCACTTAAACCAAATTCAGCACCACCCAGGCTTTTTAGCGCCTCGATCCGCTGCGCCTCGACTACATTACAATGAGCACGTATAACTGGCTCAAGTATGGACCATTCAAAACACTCAATTGTCAGGCTGGAATCTAATGCTACTTTTGCTTTTTCTTGGGCTTGAAAAGCTGCCCATCCCGCATAGTAACGGCACTCAGCCAGGATAAGAGTTTCAATCTCGTCCTGGCTCAGTGAATAGCCCGACAATGTGAGCAGATCAAATAACCCTAGGGCTAGTTCTTGTATAGTACCCGCCTGGCTTGATGGGTAAATATTCAAAACATCGATCTGGCTTAACATTGTCGTCATAATTAACTCACTTAAAATAAATTCTTAACTGAGTTGGATACGTCTACACCGGTTTTAACCAGATTTAAGAGGTTTTGGGCTTTCGTCAGCAATTCACTATTTCCTGTGCCTTGGATCTGGATACCACCAGCCACGGCATTAGAAACAATACCTGCAGATGAAGATTGGCCAAAGAACATATAGCTCATGTTTCCGCTGATAGTCATAATTTGTGACCGGCTTTCTGCATCAACTTCGCCTGGTTCTAAAGTCAAAGCACAATCAGTTAATTCGTGTACTTTGGTCCAACGATCATAACGTCCATCGTAAACCAGACAGTTTGTAGTGCCGTTATTGGCGGCAAGTAGGTCAGCAAAATCAGCCACGATGCCCTTTTCGGTTTCAATGATAGTATATGCGCCCTCATAAGAAGTTTTAATAGTGCCAGGAACATGCGCTGCTAGACCACCTGCATAGGCCACTTCTGCCTTATCGTTATTGGTCAATATTGGTCGGGGATAGCTTTTAAAAAGTAGTCGTAATTCTGGTGCAATTTCTGGTACCAGCATGGCATTACACTGTAGCATGGGTGCGCCCAGACCTTTGGCCACTTCATAATCACGGCGTAATTCGGCTGGGGTGGAGTAAAATTTTTGACGCATGATTGATCTCGGTTAGTTAAATCATGCGTAAAGTGTGAAGGCTAAAAAAGGGGCTAATTTTTTTCGTTCCCAAAAACAAAAAAGGGCTTAAAGCCCTTTGGTAAACTGCCGGCAACTTACCACTCTTCTGGTTCAAAATTACCAATAAGAGCAGGCTGTACACCGGCAGCAAGTTTTAATTCTATATCATTCACTTCAAGTTCAATTGCTACACTGGGTACCAGATTTGCAGGGACTAATTTTGCCAGTGTCGGGGCAAGTTCGGCCAGCTCTTCTAAATCAATATCTGGACTCATTGAAACGTGTAAACGTGACGTTAAAAAAGTATCTTTAGATTGCGTGTAGGTCAACCGGGCTGGGTAGTTACTCTTATAAATTTTAGAATGGTATAAACGGCGGATCTTGTATTGACCAGGCCAAAGCATTTTTAAAACAAACTCTAAGAATGCCAGGCCACGCTTAGATCCTAATGCTTTCCAGTTTGCATAAATGACCCGCATAACTGCTTCACTGGTATCTGGTCGCCGTAATACTACAAGCCCATCTTGCTTGGTAAAACGCTCAACTACAGTAGGGCCAGCAATATGAGGGACACTGTAATCAAATAGGTTCGTCAGATCAGCTTTAAAGAGATCTAAGAAAGTTTTGATATATACGGCTTGCAAGGCCCGTTCTAGTTCATTGGCCGTATGTGAATGAGCTAAGGGGCTTAATAAGTCCATAGCGGCTCCCCGGATGATGCACTACGCTGAATATAAATTGAGATACTGCTATCAGTCATAAAGACCCATTCATGCGGTTTAATCGGGTTCCTGGCCAGATCCTCAATATCTAATCTAAAATCAGAAATCCGATCTTGAAATGCTGTGACTTCATCACGGATTACTTTTGAAATTTCCTGAGAGTTAAAACCGTCTGCTACAAAATAAGAAGATGCAATCGTTTCTTTGCCATATTTTGAAAGTAGAAGATTTTTTATTTCCTGTTTTACCGATTCAACATTATGCACCGGGGCTAATTTTGCATTAATAGTGATTTGGAAAGGACGCTGCTGGACGGCCATTTCTTTAACCTTGCCTTCATACAAGCTATCCAGGTGAGCAATATGTTTTTTAATATCACTGGCCAGTTGAGCTTTTTCAGCAGATACCCTGGGTACGAAAGCAATATTTAAATGGTTAATGTCATCTAAAGTAGCGCCGTAGTATTTTTCTTGCTGTGCTTCATTCCAGACTGAAATGTAGTGGCAGCGATTCATAAAGGCCTTACGGACTGCATAGTTAAAATCAGATAAAAATACGGCGTTGTCATCATGTGTTGGATAGCTGGCCAGAAGTTTTAATTGATCAATGCTTAGAGGATTTGCGCCCGCTCGTACCAAGCCGCCTTCTTTAAACGTAATCTGAACTTTTCCTTCATCTGCCGTTATCAGTTCTGATAAAGCCGCTTCACGAAGTAAACTGGTATCGATATAACCGTCTGTTTCAGTTAATTCAAAGTTTAAAACTGCATTGGCTTGAATTGTGGTACCACAACGTAAACTATCTCCAAACTCGGCTGTAATACGCTGCATAGAATCAGTTTTTAAGGTATATGCGGCTTCACCTGCTATAGAGTTCATCCATTGACGGCGATAAATAAAATTATTGCCCTGTTCATCATAGATCCGGAGGGCTGCTAAATAATAATCTTCTTGAATATTTAGCGTTACATGGTGAAAAGGCTCTGTAAAAATAGCCTTATATTTTTCTGTCCGGTTTTGGCTTTGTTCTGCGAGAACTTCAATAATTTCGCCTGGTACCATATTTGCTGTTTGTAATAATCGCCAGATCCGCCCCTGCATATCTTCGATCAAACGCCCTGCGGAAATAGTTACAGCACGATCTCCTTTATTTTTGAAAGAAAGATAGTGCTGGCACGGCGTAGCTACCGGTAATATTCCCTTATTAGTTGCATCCGCCAAAATCGTGGTATCTCGGCTTTTGATGAAAGGCTCAAGCATGGCAATATCCAAGTCACTGGATAGATCTGCCATAAAGCTGGCATGAGCTTTTAGCATTGCTGCTACAGTCGGATCTCCTGCCTCAAAACGTGCCGCTATTTCCGGATAGTCTTGTAAATTAATCTGCAAGCGCTGACTGATTTCACTGTGCGAACGCATTATAAGTTTCTCCTGTCAGATGACTTTCATCTTTGGTGCCAAGTGGGATAAGTGCATCACCCAAGGCGATATAAAATTGTTTTTTGTCAAAGCCTATATCTGCAGAAACAATACTGAGTGTGTCACTGTCTAATGACGCCAGTAGGGGTATATCCTTTTTTAAATCATCCAAAAAACTATCTGCCTGTTCCGTACTCATAGGTACAAATAAGCGTTTTTCTAAGCCCTCACCGTAGGCGCTGCCGTAATAAGCATTTGCCTTGGTATCTAGCCAATGTTCAAGCATGGCCAAGATCTGCTCTACTCTAAGATTTACTACGCTCAATGTGGCCCTCCTAGAGCGCCGTAGCGCTCTTCTGCGACTTCGACCATAGACACAGTGACTTGATACCAAAAAAGGCAATACAGACAATACAGACTGCTTAGAATTGCAGTAAGCCAGCTTACATACGGCGCTATATCTAAACTTAATAAAAAATCAGCAGTACGCCAGCCAATAAATAGCACCACAATTAATAAAAATGAGATATGAGTAATAATCTTGGTACGACATTGGCCAAACAAAAACGCCATGCTGGTCTGTCGTAATGCTATGCCCAAATTCTTTTTAACTTTTTTAAAAACAAGCTTGGAATAACCCAGGTAGATAAACAGAACCAAGATCAACAAAAGATCAAAATATTGAGGTAGATTCATTAGGCATTACCCACTGGGGTATTAATTAAGTCGGCTTGTTGTTGACGAGTAGATAATTGCTGTTGCAGGTCATCACGTAATGCTTTCTTTTGTGTAATGCGTTCATCAATTGAACTGATCCGGAGTTTTACTTCCTTACTTTGCGCTGTAACAGATCCGCCCAAACGTTGCCCAGCCGGTTTAGGAATATTAACCTTCTGGCCAGCCATTCTTTTATCAAAAGCGGCTTGATTGGCACGGACACGCTCAGCAATTTCATTAACTGCCTTCGCAAAGACGGAGGCATGACTAAAACGATCCTGGTTATTCATGGGAAGGCCCATAGTAGGTGTGCTGGCCGTGAATTGATAAGAGTCCGGGCTAAAATGCCAAAGCTCATTTTTAAGAGGTAGATCTTTGCCATTTAATTTAACGCGGACAATATCGCCATCTGTACGCACGACTAAAGTAACGGCTTGGCCATTCTCAAGCTGGAAATCCAGATCCTTGGTTGCCTCTCCTGCTATCTTCTTAATTTTTCCTGGAATAACAGCGACGACTTGCTGCCCAGTCGCTTTCTGAAACGTCGTTTTAAACTGTTGTGCCAGGGAATGATCTTCATTTACTTTGTTTAGCTCAAAATTAGCCATTTTCGGTATTTCCGTAACTAGGTTTTGGCTTATTTTGAAGTTATAGAAAGACTCTAATTTTTATTGTTCGCTTAAAAATAAGAGCCGCACTAATGCGGCTCTTATGAAAGTGTAGGACTTATTTAATATCGAAAGTGTAGGTCTGTTTGTCGTACTTGGCAGAATAAGGAACGACCAATTCACTATGATATTTCTTATTTCTATCTAAATAATTTATATAAATAGAATCTTCAGTATTGGAATACTTAATTTCATATTTATATGAGGCATTAGGTTCAAGATTACCAATAGAATCTTTTTTATTTGAACTCTTATATTCGACGCTAACCTCAGAAACAGGATAAGGAGATTTATTATTAATCGTAATAGTCCCTTTATCCTCTTTTGAGGACGCGCATGATATTAAAGCTACACTGGTTAATGCTATTAAAATAGTTTTGTTAAAAATCATACGCACCTCATAATTTAAATAAATAAAACTTATTTTTCACCAGCTGAACTTGACCAAACTAAGCCACCATTTGAAATAACTTTCAGTCTACCAGATCTAACCTGTTGTTGAGTTAAGTTTATAAAGGTAGAGCGTAAAGCTGTAGTTGGATTATTTTTACCCAAACTAATACCTATTGAATTATTGTATAAGTCCATAGATCGCTCTAAAGCTGGTTGCCCAGTAGAACCATATTCATGGGCATCACTCCATTTTTTAGCAAAGTCCGCCCCTACATCTATAGTCATACCGAAAGTCCAGAGTGTATGTCTGAAGGCGTCACCATTGCCGTTATGTAATACACTATTTACATATTTTTCTTTAGAATATTCCAAAGCAGACTTACCATTTGCAATACACAGTAATGCTTTTGCTCGGTTTGAATTGTAGAGAGCCTGCTCTTGAGGGTTTAGATAGCCACTTACATAGCCATCCATATCTGTATAAACTGAGGACGTGCTGTAGGTGGTTATAGAGCGGCTTGCGCGGGTAGGCGTAGTGCTAACTTCAGTTTTCAAAAGTGAATCTGCATACTCATTTAATTCTGCATCACTCGCATTAGGGTTTTTTTCTTGGAACTCACGTAACTTATCAGCAATATTATCTAAAGAAGTAGCTACATTTGCATTATAAGTTACTGCTGCTTGAGTATTGGTACTATCTATTTCGGCAGCATATAAAGTGCCAGTTAATAAAGGTAAGGTTAAAGCTAATAACAAACTTTTTTTCATACTTAATCCATTGTTTATTCATTTTATTGGATTCTTAAATCTAAAGGTTTAGATTATATATATAGTAATAATTTGTATTAGTTGGCAGGCTATATAGTATTAATAATAAAGTTTAATGTTTATAAGTGAACTTAAACTTAATAAAAATACTGCCCTTGGGCAGTATTTTAAGATTTATTAAATAATAGAATTACATGGCACGGTTTTGTTTATAAATGCCACGTTTATGACCGATGGCCAAGGATTTTACACGGCGCTTAATAGCGTTTGGTGCAATCGCTTTAGCTGCAGCTTTGCGTAGAGCAGCTTTTTGTTTTGGTGAAAGTTTAATTTTACCGGTACTACCGATACGCTTATTCACTACGGTAATTTTACCTTTACGGACGGCTTTAATTCCACGGTACACCAGCGTCTGGCCAGCTTTGTTTTTACGAACCGTATTTTTACCCAGCTGTGCAGCATCATACTCTTCAGTAATCTGGCCAATCACATCTTCATCTTCGCCGTAAATGAGATCCTGGATAAAATCATCCAAAGCGTCGCCTTGAGGTAGATTGCTAATTACCGTTTCTGCAATTTCAGAAATGGCCAGATCAGCAGTATCAATATCTGAACCAAAGGCATCTGCAATCGTATCTTCATCTACACCCAGGGCAATAAACAGATCTGACATATTAGCAGCCATAATCTGAGCCATTTGCTTGTTCAGCAGGCTAGATTCTTCATCGTCATCATCTGGCAGATCAGCTGTTAAATACATATCCAGGCGGTCACTTGGAATTTCTGCATCTTCCAGATTATCTTCAAGAATATCGTCTACCAGCTGTAGGCCATACATGATGGCATTTTTACGCATGGCCAAAAGCTCAGAATTAAATGCTTTGTCATCTAATGTCATAACCTTTTTAGCCGCTTCAGCTGCTGCACTATCAAAACCGTTTACGATTGTTTGTTTGGTTACTTCGTTCTGGCGTTTTACTTGCTGAATGAAGCCGAAATTTAATTTAGTCATATATCACCTGATATTACTTGTGAACACTTGTATTTAAGTAAACTGCACGTACCGCCCCTTCAGGCCGGTAGCCGCTATTAAGTTCGATTGCATCATGCGGACGGTCTGCACGGTCGCTAATTGAAAGTACATACTTTCCACCAAGATCTTCAGACTCGACTAATAGCCCAGCTTGAGGACTTGCACACGCTTCCATAAATGATTGGCACTCACGCAAGGCATCTGCCTTGTAAGTGGTTTTACCTTTGAGTAAATGACGTTCACAGATTTCAATAAGCCGTTTATCAATGAACATTGAAATTTCAGAAGCATTTGTTAAGCGTAATACACTGGTTTTACTGTCATATTGGGTTAAACAGTCACCCACTACAAAACGGATACCTGTATCGTATTTCTTCCGCATAACTGGATTGATTTTGGCCTTGGCCAAACGATCTAATGCTTCATCATTTAGCTTAATGTCACTACGCATTTCCATTCCGCCCCAAGGCATCGGGAAATAGTGCCCAGCAACAGGATTTTGCAACGGCGGCAGGCCTTGTGCATTGGTATTCGAGTTACGCAGAAGCATATAGCCCAAAATCGCACCTAACGCATAACGCGGCTTTTTCCGGCCACGTAGGGTCTGAGCATTGTTCGGCCGAGAAAGTACCAAATTCCAGTAGATCCAAACTAAATGGCTTTTTGCACTTAACTCTTCTGCAATCTGACAAGCCTGGTCTAAGGACAAGGTAGGATCTAGCTCAACCAGAAGTGGAGTATTTAGCTTTTCAGCAGCACGTAAGGCCGTTTGGAACTGCGGTAAATTATTGTTATAGAACATCACCAGATAATTAGGTGTGTCATCAAACTCAACAATTGCATCAAACAGATTCTGTCCGTCTAACGCCGTTTTTTCTGTATCCGGAGCAAGAGGCAAAGATACAAATTTACGGCCTAATGTGTTTACTTCATTGTAAGCATCAACAATGGGTTTAACACCAGGCGGAGGCCCATCAAGTGAAGCCATTGTCTTTGACTCGACCGGTACACCCCCACTCATAAACTCTTCAAAGAATTTACCAATCACCAGGTCAAAAGTTGCAAACTCTTCAGTAGCATCAGCGACGCTTAGAATGCTGGCATAATCTTCCGGGTCAGGATTTAAGGTACCCATCACACTTAGCACTACATCATTATGATAAGTGTCACGCCAGGTTAGCTTTATAACGGTATCTTCTGGCTTTTTAGAAATAGAGCTTTTCTGAAAAAGTGCGACTTCTAACTGAACATTATCATCCATGACTGAATGTGTATCGATCAATAGCGCGAACGCCATTGGTTGATTTTGTACTTGCTCAAAAGCTTCCTCTATTTGATCTTGAGGCATACCTATACAGCCGAGATAGCCGTCTGACGCGGCTAAGATATAGCTCATACATTAATCCTCAATAACATAGCGGTTGGCACCCGCAAATCTATTTAACGTATTTAATTTAGAAACAATTAAGTCACGCTGGCGCAAGCTGGTACACGTGATAGTCGTGACCTGGCCAGCTGGCAATGCTGTTCGCGTGTACAGTTCAAAGCTGGCCGCACCATTGTTTTTAATTTTAAGAATCAGGGAGTCATGACTCTTAGATTGCTGTTGATTAAACTGACCGAATTGAAAAAAGGGCCCTTGCTTTACTGTAGGAGTTTCAGCTGGGCTTTCAGCTTGAATTTCAGATACCGATGCAGGCGGCTCGCCGCTTTGTGCTTCAAGCGCCGGATCTGGCTGAGTTGTTGCTGAGTCTGCCGCTGTCTGTACTGCTGCTTCAGTTTCTGATGTTTCTGCCACATGGTTAGCTGCTTTCGCTGCCTCTTCAGCCGCTTTTGCTGCTTTTGCTGCTGCGGATTTCGCGGCTTTAGATTGAGTAGCTTTTTTGGGTGTATCTGCCGGAGTTTCTGCCGGTACTACCACTTCAGTTGGTTCCGGAGCTGTATTAACAGCCTCATTTACAGTTTCTGTTGCTGCATTTTCTGTTGTATTGGTATCAGGCATCGTATATTCCAAAATTTAGAAAAAGAGGGAGTAACGGCGCACCAGAGTGCGCCGTTATAAAACTTATTTTTTGATTAAAGAGGCAGGCAGATTAACTACTTCGATTACTACAATTTGATCAGCGAAGCGTTCAAGCGGGTTAAGTTCTGCTGCAACACGGGTCTGTGCAGTTACACCCTGTTCAAAGTCAACCGTGTTCGATTCACGTATTGTTAAAGGCCGTGCTACAAAGCCGGTGAATGCGTTACGAACAGGTATTGTGCTGCGACCAATAACCATGATTTCTGCTGCATCGTCATGTTCATCAAGCAGGTTGGCAGAAGTCGGAACGTGATACACATTCGTGCCGCCAGGGAATGAACCGATACGGGTAATCTGGTTAGGGGCACCTACAGAAACGCCCGCTTTTTTGTAATGTGTGTCGTCAGCTAACTGGTCAAATAACACAGCCATTGTGTCACCAATGTAAATGTCATGGCCAGACGGCACTACATCAAGCAGCTTGTTAATATCCAGTTTTGCCGCACTAATCGTTACCGTTAGTTCGCGGGCTAAATCAGAGGTATTGTTGAATGCTGCTGCATCAGTTACGCCACGTCCCAGATCTGCAACAAGTACACGCTTAAAGCCTTTTGCACGACGTTTACCACGGCGTAGCAACCGGATATTAGACTCAAGCAGCTGTTTAGAGGCTACGATTGCGGTAAATGCACCACGCGGATCTAAGCCGAGTTCATTTTGTGCCTGGCTGATTGCATCATCAGTTGCACGATATAGAGCACGAATTGAATAGGCATGAAGAGAACGGGCTTTTAACACCATATCGACGCCTGGTGCGTCTAGCACTGGGGCTTTACCATTTTTACGTTCAAAGTCAGCAATCAGGTTCACTGATACTTCTGTACCTGCTGGCAGTTCTTCAGCGAAGGTTACTGTAATCTCGCCTTTATCCAGATCAGCTTCACCAGATTGCAATTTGACTTTAACGCCGTCCAGTACCAGGCCGTGGTCATTTAAGCCAATAATTGTACTTAGACCTGAAAATTTCGCATGATCAGTTGTTGCATCATGGCCGACTTCCACACCATTAACCATGACACGTACACGGCCACCAATAAACGGTAATACCGGCTGATTTGGGTCAGGCAAATGGCTGATATTGTCTTTATAGGCAATTGTTGGTTTCAGGGTATAAATACGAGGATTAGCGTCATCCTGGGTTGCCTGAAATTCAAATTGTGAATCGAAATACTGGCAGGTTGCGGCCGGTCCATCGATAAAGTCATTTGCTTTAGTTTCCCCCCAGGTTGTATTGGCCACAGTACGTGCATACACCAGTGGTAAAGCATTAGAGCCGGTCGGATTCGGCAAATACGCTACGATTGGCAAAGCATTAGCGATTTGCGTTGAAATGGTGACAATCGCTTGTGTTGGAATGACAGCAAGCGCTTCATGTCCCCCTGCACTTAACTGAGTGCCGATTGCCCCGGCAGAGTCAAATTCTGCTTTAATGGCTTGTAGACCAGAGGAAAGAGCAGCTGCAACCATGTCAGCGCGCGGTGCTTCGCCATCATGACGATCTTTATAGCCCTTAATTCCTGTTTCAATGGCGGACAAAAGATATTCACGATTTTCCGGAACAACACTGTCAAACATTGCCACTAAGCTGGCTGGGATGGCTTCAGGTAAACTTTGATTTACTTCTGCAGTAGCATGAACACTGTCATAAGCCTGAATTACTTGCACACCCTCATTACGGCGCGCTTCAAAACTTTTTAAAAAATTCGCGGTCGCTTGGATCTCGGCAGTTTGCAGAGAATGTTGGTCACGCTGTTCTTTATTCAATTGATCACTCATGGATTGCCTCATAAGCCCTTACGGGCTGGTTTAGATGAGGCAATTGTGCAAGCAGAAAAAAGGGCTAAATTTTTTTGTTCGCATACTTACGCGCTATCTATTTTTGGTCTTTCCTGAAAAGCAGCTAAATAAGCCAGGTCATCACGCTTATTTAATAAATATTTCACTCCAAAATCTGCATGAATCGATTGTCCTTGCTGGCCTACGTTTTCTACCCATACTACATAATCCTTAGAAATAAGCAGGCATAGCACATCCCCACTTTCCGGATACCATCCTGTACTATTCTGTAACTGCTGCCCCAGTTCTATATCCGGATCAAAGGGTTCAATTTGGGCAAAAAAAGCAGCATCCGCACTATCTACACCAATTAGTCCTTTATTAAGTGCGGCCCCGGTGAATTGATCCAGCATGACCATAGCGAAACCTTTTTCTTTATAGTCAATTGCCTGTTCATCTTCATCAGTTAAGACGCCTAGCCCGCCCCAAACTAGCTCTTCACGGTCGGCTGTTTCTCCTGGTACTTGATCAATAGTTTTATAGAACACGACTGCAGGTATGCTGGCCAAACCGTTTAAAACCACTTTTCTGGCCAGCTGTTTACGTCCTGCGGCCACACGGTTAGCAATTGGATTAATATTTCCGAGCACGTTCTACCCCCATATAAAAATTAAAATCCTCTTTACTGATTAAGCCAGCTTTGAAATTGGCCTCAAGCCGGGCAATACGGCGCCGTTTTTCATCAATCTTGGCATTATTTTGTTCTAAACGTTCAGTTGCTGATTTGACCTTATCATGTAGTTTTTTAAGTTCACGCGCCGTAGCCGGTTTAATCTTTTGTCTGGCCTTTCCGATGCCCTGCAATTGCTTGTCTAGCATTTCCACCATATCAGCTGGGGATTCACTATAACGCCGGCCATGTTGCTTGATACGATCCTGATTAACGATCTTTTCTAAATAACTTTGGCCAAGTGGCCCCTTGGCCACCGCGACAGCGCGTAAAATATGCTTACATGCAATACCGGTTAATTCCGGGTTTTTTTCCTTGGGAAAGCCGGCCTCTTTGCGACCATTCACAAAATTTCCGACTGTAGCAATGTAGCGATACCAGAAGCGAAAACGACCACAATCACATTCAATATGAACCTTACCGTTGGCCAGGCGGTTTTTAATCGTTGTTTTGGTCTGCTTCTCAATATCCAGCACAACACTCGAAAAAGCTAAAAACTTAATTTTGACGGTATGATTGGACACGTCACTATTCGGGCCGGCATTTGTTATAAACGTCACTTCTCCGGCTTTGTGTGATACCGGCATGGCTGTGTGGATCTCTTTATTCGCCCGGTCAATATCAGCCTGTCTGGATAAGCTAATAATTTGTGGAATAGTAATACCACCCTTATAAGCGGCGGCCAGTGTCTGAATATTTTTCTGAAAGGCCTTTAAATCTTCCAGTTCAATTTCACGGGCTTCACCGCCTAGTGTCGTTATCAGGGCCTTACTAAAATCATAATCGCCGGATATATCACTTGGCCTTAGAAATACTGGCCAAGTTTTATCTTGCTGCTCAGCAATACGGCGGGCATCTTTATCAAATTTAATCGATTGGTTAGCCTGCTTATGCAGGTTATTTGCTTCACTAAACTGCTGTCTAAGTCTGTCAGCATCAAAAATACGTTTGGCCATTAGACAACCCCGTATTTCTTTTTCAGCTTCAAAATGTCCCCAATGACGGGCAAGTAGATTGCCCGTATCGGTAAAGGTTGACTTACATAGGATACGCCACACGCTACACGTACCACATCGGCATAGATACGTGCACCGTACACTCGCTGGCTGACCAGCGTTGCATCGTGGATCTCGTCCTCATTTACCTGGTAAAAATGTAACTGATCCGATTTTCCCCGGCGTTTGGCCAGATCAATAGTCTGCCGGATTGCATTGTGATACTCGTTTAGCATGACTTATCCCCGCTTATTCAGCATAAAGCTCTTTAGCGGCCTGAACACCGTGAGTATTAATACATGCAACAACAACGGCTTGGCCAGCGGCTAAATTGCGTCCTAGTGCTACGCTGTATGGACCACTTACCTGTTGTTCGATGGTGCTGTTGTCATCCATGATAATCCGCAATAAACAGTCTGGATCTGTTACCCCTTCTAAGACACTATTTGCAGAAGTCAGAAAAGCTGTAAATTTTTGGATTTCAGTGAATGTCAAAGTCGTTAATGCTCCATTATGGCCAATCGTTACCAGCTCGCCTGGGTTTAGTGCGGTATCCAAGGCTAATTTCCATTCGTAATCTATAACCTGGACTGTTTTGGCATCTTGGCCAGGTAAAGTAATCGTTACTTCTGGTCCATTCGCTGTACCAAATACACTTAATCCATCATTGGCCAGATAGCCTTCAAACGGCATAATATAAGTTGCTTCTAAAGACTCACGTATTGTTGAAACTTTAACTATTTCGCCTGGTACCAATGCAGTGGGTAAGGTGTACTGCCAATCTCCATTGGAGTCTGGGAAGGTACTAGATGATGCGCCGTTTATTTCAATATTAACCTCAAGATCTGGGCGGGCTTTACCTGCTAAATGTCGGTTATCCAAGATTTGAAAAGAAAGGGGATAGCTAGGTGCACTTTGGCCCGTATATGTGACTTTTGCAGACTCCACCGTATTAATTAATATTGTGACCACTTCGTTATGCTGTAGACCGTATGGCAATGCAATAGTCCAGTTGCCGGTTAAATCTGCAACATCAGAAAGTATGTTATTACTGTCTGTCACAATACTGACTTGAGCGTGTGGCTCAGGTGCGGTACCTGACACAAAATAGCCGGCTTCATCCAAGATATAGCTGAATTTAAAACAGGTCAGCTCTTTAGCTTCACTTCGTTCTTCAGTATTTGCGATATAGACCTGAATCTTATCCCCGTGGATAAATTCTTCTTTAGACGTCCAAGACCAAGATAAATCTGGACCAGGTTGAACGGTAAAATTCCCCAGGCGTGAAGTGATATATACCTTGGCGCGGCTATCTTCTACCATGCCTGAAACTGTCTTATTGTCTTGGCCCAAAATGGCCGTAAAATCTTTATCTAGCGGCACATACGGCGCGGCCTTCTCAACGTTGATAATGACCATATCTTGTGGCTTGGTGCCTATAAAGATAATGATATTGTTTGTACCAACTTGAAGGTTATTTTCATCTAGTGAATATTGCCAGTTGCCCAGTTCATCTGGCTCAGCGTTTGTATTTGTACCATCTTCAAACACAATCCGAACCATGGATTTTAACGGCGCTGTACCGCGTAATATCATCGTTTCAACATCATAAGCCGCAGCAAATGTAATATTGTCGGTATCGGTTGCCTGGTTAGTGTTGGTAAATTTAAATACGTTCTGGCCAACCAGATTATTAGCCAGATTTAATGAACGGCGGATAGAGTCTGCATTAATATCGCCGCTCACTTGAATATCGTATTCGGCGCCTATTGGCAGATTAATTTCATTAACAGCAGATAAAACAATTTCACCGCCTTCAGTGAAAATGGTTTCATTGCGTACTGTCTGGACTGTACTGGTAATCTCAGTTGAAACGGTATGCTTCAACGTTTGATCTTGGTTCATAGCGTTATCTCACTCTAAAGATAACGCTATTTTGTCTGCTCCTGAAAAGTGCTTATTTTATTGTTCCCAAGTTTTAAAGCGCCGTAATCTGAACGGTCGCACAACCGGCTTCACCAATTTTTCCGTTATTCAGCTCAGGTGTAATGCTGTCCGGCCGGCCATAATTTCCAACTTGAATAGTGCCCTTGACCGGCTGATTTGACGTATTTTCAAAAACAAGATGAATATGAGCACCAGATCCACCGCCAGCGCCATAACAACGATGTTTGCGTGTTTCCACTGTATAGCCCCCTTCACCACCTTGGCCAAACATATAACGTGTTAAGCCGCCGCGTGTATCACGGTTACACCAGTCATGGGCAGTTTCCAGATAGGCTTTTTCACCATTGGTCTGGCTAATTAATTTAGCTTGGCCAAGATTTACCAAGTTTACTGTTCCACCCTCACCCGCTACACCTTGGATGTAAGCACTACCATTGTTCCAGACTCCACGGTAGCCCCCTTTCCCGCCGCCAGCGATTAAATGAGTATCGCCCAAGTCTAAAATAGTATCGTTGCCAGCATCCATTTTTAACCAGGCCGCGCTGATATTTGAGGCCCATAAGGAACCTGCACCCGATCCACCCGCCCCTACAAGGTGTATTTCAGCACGTGATTTGGCCGGGATAGTAATTTCATGAGTTCCTGCACGATACAAGTCATAGCCGCCGTCCAGCTCAAAGACAGCCCAGCTGACTGGTCCCGTATAAGCAATCGGATTACTGCCAGACCGGTCATATACATCAATATCAAAAGACTTACTGTTACGTTTGATCTGCCAGGCTTCATGAGCACCTTCCGGGGTAATCTGCAACATATAGTTCGGACTCGTAAAGTCCCATTTCTGGCCAGATGGTACCTGCACCTTAAACGTCCCGCTACTCGATACGCCAGACATTAACAGCCGTGGATTAACTGCCCCTTTTTCTAATATATTCTGGCCATCATTTGGCTGGAAAACTGCATAACTGACCTGGCCAACATAGCCCACGCGACTGGTACCCGAACGATTAAAAAGATTTACCGTAAGTTCTTTATCAGTTTTAGAAATGATCCAGGCTTCATGAGCGCCTTCCGGGGTAATCAATACGGCGCACTTTGATATATCGATATTACTATCAGCTGGACGTGAAATTTTCATCGTACCGCTCACTGGTACACAACCTGACATGACTAAACCAGGCATGGCCTGAGCTGTCATTTCATCACGTTCTTGGCCATCAATTATGGCCCAGTTAATTTTTCCGGAATAACCAACGCGACTGGTACCCGAACGGTTATAGACTGAAAGATTAAAAGCCTTCGCCTGGCGGCTGAGATTCCAACCCTCATGAGCACCTTCAGGCGTTACCAGGATACTGTAACGTTGATCAGTCAAAACGCCGTTAAATGTATCATTCATGAGCACGTTATTTGAAGATTGGCCAAGCTGCAAAATGCCGCCATATAAGCGTTTGGGCAACATGGATAAGAATACTTCATTCAGACGGCGCACTTGATCGATATAGCCCTGAATAATAGATCTTACGTCAAACTTAGTTGCATATTGCGGGTGTGGATCTGCATGGTTGATATGGGCCTTGAAGATCTCTTGAATGAAATAAATATATTGCGGATGGGGATTTTTATGTTGTAGGTGCATTTTCATAAGCGCCGACAAAATCATATCTTGTGGGCTAAAACTTAATTTGATCTTTTTCCCAACAATATTCTGGTCCAGTGCTACCGCAAAAAACAGACTGAAGAATGAGCCTGGTTCTGTAGTAAAAAATTGTCCTGCTTCCAGGCTGGCCACGGCGAATAGAACGCCGTTACGGTCAAATAGGCCTATCTCACTGATTTGAATTTCCTGATTGACCTGACCAGATGAAATAAAGCGAAGTATCTGATTATCTGTATCAATATGACCATTAACAAGCGGAAATTCAGCCCATTTGCTGCTTAAACTTAGAATAGCTGGATCTGTTTTATAATGGCCAGTACCCAATTGAATGCTGCCAAATTCAAGTTGAAAACCGCTATTTAAAACAGAAGTCATGGCTGCTTTTCCGGCAGCGGTCATAGTTAAAAAAATAGTTTTAGACATAATAAAAAAAGGTTCCAGAATTACTTTCATTATGGGAAAGTTCCTGGAACCCAATTTTTTTTATTACCAGATTATTAGACTTCAAAACTCAAGATAGCAAAACCAACACCGCCGTCATCACCAGGATTACCATTAGTCTGAGCAGTTGGCGCTTTCCAGCCAGCACCTTTTTTCCCTACATTCAAACTAAGATTAACGGCCTCTTGACTGGTATTAATAAACTCAAGCTTCATATAAGCACCAGATCCGCCGCCGCCGCCATAAGACCACTTTTCATCCCCGATACCCCAGGCCCCTTGGCCACCCGCATTATTAACCTGCAAGCCTGAAATTAATGAAGTGGCCACGCCGCCTGGTTGCCGCACCCATCGTTCAACACGTATAGCATCATTACCATTTTGGCTTTCAAGTAATTTAAATGACCCTAGTTCATTAATGGTATTTTTACCACCCGGACCTGGTGCACCATTAGTAAATGATGACCCGTTCCCCCAGTTTGCACCGCCCCCACCTTTACCACCGCCGGCAGTTAGTAAAGCTGGTCCATACTGAAGAACAATATCGCCGCCATCCCCCCCATTGGATGGAATATTCCAGATCTGACTTGAATAGTTATGAATTGATCCGCCGCCGCCGCCGCCAGCTGCGAATAAATCAATCGTTACTTTTTGCCCAGGTTTTATAGCTACCTGATGTTGTCCTTCGTAATAAATTACCCGCTTAATTGGCCGTTTAATCGCGAATACCGCCCAGTTTACCCGGCCGCTATAAGCACTCTGGTTTGTTCCGGAACGGTTATACACGGCGACATTAAAGCGCTCACTTGAGCGGCCAATTGTCCAGCCTTCATTTTGATTATCTGGCGTAACAAAGACTGCATAGTTAGGATCTGTAAAATCCATATCCGTTGGTGCATTAATAGAAAAATTAGCACCGTCAGCAGTACCAGCTAAGACCAGTTTAGGATAACTTCCCGCCAGATCTGGCGGCACGGCTTTAGCCTTCATTAAAGACCAGTTAATGCGTCCCGTGTACGGAATCCGGTTTGTTCCGGAGCGTTCATAAACGTTAATACTGATTTCTGCATCAGTCCGGGTAATTTCCCAGCCTTCATGAGCGCCTTCAGGTGAAATAAGCAAGACTACTCTAGGATCTGTATATCTGAGTTCTTCCCAGCTTTCCCGGATAATTTTTGTAGTCTGGCCAACATTAAAAACACCGGATTTAATTTCATTATCAAACTGATTACCTGGTGCAATAAAACCCTTATTACTTAATGTCCGTATAGTATCCAGGACTAACCAGTTACCGCGTCCCGTGCTGTCAATTCGATTTGTGCCAGAACGGTTATAAGCATAGGTTTTAATCTGGTTAGCCTCTCGCGTAGTGGACCAACCTTCATGTTGTGATTCTTGGCAGTACATATAGACCAGCCCGGCATCTTGTAAGCTGTAATGCGCGCCTGGTGGCAACGTAGCTATACTATTTGCCCCCATATCACTACCCATTCGCAAAAGTGGCGGAAAAAAGACCTGTGTAATACCGATTAGATTTTTAATCTGGTCATCGAGCTTCTTAGTTTCATCATTTAAGAATGTCTTTAATGCGTATTGCGGGTGTGGATCTGCTGCGTCTAAGTGCGCTTGCATCATAGCGTTTGCTAGAGCGGTATATTGCGGGTGTGGATCTTCGGCCAAGCTGTGTGCCTGCATCAATGTAGCAGCTAATGGCGCCGTACCATCAGTGACGACCTCAATATTATTCGGACTGAGCGCATTTTCAATCGGTAGACCAAAATTCGCCACATAATCCAGACTTGGATATAAACGGAAATAATAGCCTTGTGGTTTAGAGGCCACGGCAAATAGAACACCGGTAGAGGTATAAATCCCAATCTCTGTAACGTTTTTCTCTAGCGTATGGGACATGATCATCGTGAAGCGTAAAGATCCAGTTGTTTCTTCTACGCCACCTGCGGATATACCTTTATCAGTAAATTTCGCGGCCATTTCGGTACGATCTGCCGTCGGTATGTATTGACCAGATCCCAGCCCCACTTTACTTAAAGTTAATTTTACCCCAATGGCGGCAGCGTCTATTGCTGCCAGCCGGCCTACTTTGGTGACTATAAAATTAATTGGTTCAGACATAAAAAAGCCCATCATTAGAATGGGCTTATTATTGGCTGGCCAGAATATTGCCTATTTTTTTGTTCGCTAATCAATATCATCAGCAATAGCGGCCAATTCCTCAAAACTTCCAGTTGGCGGCGCCGTTTCTGCGGCTTGTTCATTTTCCCCGACCTTTTCAGCTTGATCCGGTTCATCCCAGTTTGACTTGGCAGGTGTATAGTGAATGTTCTCCATGTAGATAAATGCCAAGGTATCTGACATATCCGGGGACTTAATCCCTTTGCGCCGCATTTCCTCTTTTGACAGCACTTTATAACGGCTCTGGTCATCAAATGTATAAGCAATCCGGGTAATTTGCTCTTCCATCTTGGCTCTATATTTTTTAGTTAAAATTTTGATACGTCCTGACTTAATCGCTCTGGCTAGAGCGACGTTAGCTTGAGCACGGCGGTTGACGAATTGTTTTTTATTATCATTCTCAAAGCAAGCTCCACCCCAGTGGATCTCTTTAAAGTAGATTCCTTTTGACTTTAGGTTTTGTGCCAGACCACGGCCCGCGCCGTTCGCATCCAGTAAAATTGTTAGGTTCGGATATGTCAGTAAACAGTCTTCAAGAATACCGGTTGTTTCATGCAGATCTTCGGTATTTTTGCACATCGGTATATCGATTACTTCAACACGGCGGGCACGATCTCCCCACTGTGCCTCACCCCATACTCTGGCAATCGTGATTACCGTATCATCACGGCCCACGCCGCCGCCCACGTCCACCGATGCAATATAGCCATAGTCTGCATGTTTCTTAGGGCTAATTGCTTTTTTACCATTGTATAGGCGAGCAGCTTGCGCCCTGGTTACTAGAAATTCTTTGGCCAGATCTGGAAATAGTCCACGAATCCGGATCATGTACTGCGGATCATTTCTTGATCCATATTGCATTAAAGATTCTTTAAGTTTCTTTAATGAAACAATAGGCGACAGCTCACCATTAAAGGTTAAAGCATTCCAGATCCCACCAGCCGCTTTAGAAAGTTTATGATGTGTGTCATGAAAAAAGCCGTTTGCACGGGCAGGCTGTGACGTTAGACAAGCCCGGTTATTTGCATGGGTTAATGCACCCATAGCAACGTCCATTGCCGCGTCATCAATACCGCAGGCTTCATCACCCCATAGGAAATAGTTATCGCCGTGTTGACCTGCTAGGTTTGTTGGCTGATTCTTTGGCGCAGTTTTAGCGATTACATGCCAGGTTTTATCGTGGCCTTTGATATAAACCGTTTCAGCCAGAATCGTTACATAATCAGCAAGCCAGGCTAAATGGGTTGTCTTTAACCGTGCTAGACAGATGGCAATTTCTTTCCAGACTAATTTACGCAACTGGTCAATTTGCGGCGCCGTAAACATCATTACTGAATCTGGAAAGAATAGAAGATGCCAAAGCGCAATAATTGCCGCGGATCTGGTTTTACCCGTACCGTGTCCAGATGCAACAGTCGTCCGGCTACCGTCCTGAGCGACTGACAAGAATAAAAGGTGCTGCTGCCAAGTTACCTCCTGACCCGCCTCCTTTGTCATATTCAGACCTTCAACGGCGAATCGGGTAATATCGTAGCGGTAGCGCAAACAAGCCTCTTCCCATTCAGGTAAAGACTTTAAATCTTTAAGCATTAAAAAAGACCTACAACCACGTGGCTGTAAGTCTATGGGCAGAAAAAATAGCTAAATTTTTTTGTTCCAGACTCCTTTAAAGGCAAAATGGAGCGTCAAAATCATCACTATCACTTTGTTGATAGGTCGGATCTGGCTCATTAATAATTTCAGCTGATATATCATTACTAATCAATTTAGCCGCACACCAGCAGGCCAGGAGAATGCAGATATTCCCGTTTTCTGTTTCTGCTGATAGTTCCCATACCGAACCTGCCATCACATCGAATTTACGATGCTGTAAGACGCCATCTGGCCGATAGCGCATGACTGAATCAGCCATCTTTAACAAGCCATTCTTATGCTTGTCATAATATGCCTTAATAGCTTGTTCCAAATGTTCCTGCTCATTAAAAGCAATATCCCAATGAGCCAGAACATTGGGGGAATCTGTCACAATGACACGGCGTTCGTTAAGTATGATCTCTTTTAAGCGTTCTGCAGCAGTTTTATCCTTTTTAGGCGGGTTATAAGGTTTTTCAGCACTAATATAGATCCGGCTACTAAGTGGATCACAAGTAGCAATAAGCCGGGTAGGATTACCCTTATAACCATTCACGCGAATATCAATAATCAGTGTTTTACTCATGATTAGATACTCGCTCAATATGCCGTTTACCCGTTTCCGGATCTGCAATAGCCCGGAATATTTCTGACTCTGTTCTGTCCTTATGGTGTAAATCAGCCTCTACAATCACGGACCACTCTTGCTGTATTGGCGGTTTAATTTCTTCACCCGTATCCGGGTTATATTCTCCTGGTATCTCTACAGGATCGCGGCCGTCCATATCTACATCTTCTTCATCTTCATCACCCAGGCCGACTACTTGCGGTAATAGTCCAACAAACTGAAAGTCTACAGTGACCAGGGACAGGTTATTTTGACCAGACGGCACACTGTCCGGATAAAGTGAATTTTCTAGGACTGTCATTTCCCAGTCATCTTTTACGCCGTTACCCAGGTCATAAGTAACCTTAAAACGGCGCTTGTAGTCATCCCCCATATAAGCCACAAACTGATTAATAATGCTTTGGGTAGTATCAGCATCGGCACTGACCATGAGCAGCTGGACGCGGTACTGTCGTGCAATTGTGCGTAACTTGATTGGTGTGTTTTTGGGATCTGTAGGAATAACCGTATCCAGCCAGTAAGGTGTATTGCGTAGACTAGATATATCTGGCGGACTAACCATAGGTGCCAGGGCTACTAACATTATGGGCAAAGGCCCAGTAAAGTCTTTTTCAGGATCTTGCTGGCGGTATTTGGCCAGCATAGCATCTGCATCATCAATCATGCGTCCAGCCACAACCTGAATTGCGTGTCGTGCCTCCAAGCGTTTCCAGTGCCGGAAAGGTTTTGTATCAGGCTTAGTCCACTTCTTAAAATCAATCAGAAGGCGCCCAACGGCGGATTTGACACATTCTAAATTAGATAATTCTTGCATGGTTTAGCCCCGTCCACCGCCTATGAATTTCCCTAAAAGTCCCATCATCTTGTCGGCTTGCTGGGCTTGCTTTGTTTTCGGGCTTTCCGCTTCATTAATTTGAGCAATCAGGAAGTTATTAGCCTGGATAAATTGATTCTGAAAATCTGTTTCTGGACATAGAGCGCTATCAAATTCATTCTGAATAATCTCACTCTCTTTTTCGGCGCGCCGTTTATCTTTCTTACGCTGTAATTCAAGTTTACGCTCTGCTTTTCTGGCACGGGCTAAAGCGGCCTCACTCATATCATGTAATTGTGCTATTTCACCGATACTGTCATAAAGCTGTACAATTTCTAGCTCTAAACGCTGTTCTAAAAGCTCCTTTTCTTCATCAGCGTGAATTGAGTCAAAGAGTGCATAGCCAACGTTATCAACAAAGTTCGGCTGAAGAACATAGTCATAGCCGGCAAAATTCCGCGGTACCAATATGCCGCCTGGTTGCACGAAATAATCACATGCTGTTGAGAAGCCGCCCACATTGGCCATGTACTGACGCATTGCATGATTACCAGCATCATTCTCTAAAAACTCAGTCTTATGCGTTACGTTGCCATCTGGATCTGCTCTTAAATAAATGGTTCGGATTGCTGGCTCTAAGCGAATGATCTTATCGCCAATCATTACGGTTTCTGGTGGATTCATGCCATAACGCTGGCGGATCTGGTGCCCGTAATAACCAATCAGCTGGCCATTTTTCACAAACTCTTGTACTTCAGCTGAATTGATCTTATGAATCATGCTTTGAGCGTCTACATTAGAACGGTCTTTACCGGTCACATTGCGACCACGGTTATGTAGACTATAGGTAATTTCCTGGGTAATACGTGACATGGGATTGCCTTAAAAATAATGCTCAGGCTTATTCTGCTATGGTTAAAAACGGCGCTTTTTTATTGTTCCCATAAATGAAAAGGCTAGCATTTAAGCCAGCCTTTCACGTTTTAATAGTTAGGTTAGTTCATCCGGTCCGGTTGAGGATCAACGGCAGTTGGATAGCTCTCAATTATTCTTTCAATTTCTGCGTCATACTCTCTTGCGATACGGTCTGCTTCAGTAAGAAGGGCTGTACATTCGCTAACGCCGTTTGACTGGGCCGTGGCGTAAGCCTCAAGGGTTTCCCTGGTAATTGTGGGCATATATTTGATGGTTTCGGTGGTGTGGTACTGCACCCGGTTAGCCAGCTGCAAATTATCAGCGTACTGGCTATGGATAGCTTGAATGTCTTGAGTGTATTTTTCATAAGCCTTTTGCTCTTTAACTTTCCAGTCGAGTTCTGTCTGTATTGCCTCTGCCTGGTACTGCAATTTTAACTTTTGGTTTTCCTGGATCTGTAGTTTTGCGGCTGCCTCAAAATCATCTACGGCGTTTTGATAATGTGAACAGGTATTTACTGCAATGAGTAAGAATAAGACCAGGGCCGCCGTAAAAATAATGCTCAGTGAGTCTTTCAGGTTTTTAAATGCGTTAAACATAGTCACCAATTCTTGGAAGGTGCACATATTCTGGCCAGACTTAAAAACGCTCTTTTTTATTGTTCGCAATTATAAAGGGCCAGCATTTCTACTGGCCCTTTTTCAATCTTTCTTTACGGGTTTTAGTTATGACCTCTTATACGCTCGATAACCTTACTTGGCATCACGAATTTATCCAATCAGGCGCTTCAAAAACAAATAAATAACTAAATGCAAGGATGTGCCACAAATCACTCCAATCAGTGAGCGCCGTAATTGAAAAAGTGTGGTTATATTCTCCAATTACCCCCATGAAGATAAGCCATGTAAATGCGCTTAAAGCTTTATCTTTCCTAAGATAATTGAAATATAGCCCAACTAGAATAAAAGCAATTACTTGAAACAGAATCAAAGCTAAATTAATAAGGAGTTCAATCATCGAAATCTTTCACAGCCTCTCTATCTTTAGTGGCCACACTTCACACAGACTACTTTAATTACTGTCCACTCAGACATGATTTTTCCTTTTTGAGTCTAATGTTTGATTTACCACCTTTCTTCTTACGCTTAGCCTTTTCGCGTGTTTCAGCAGATGGCACAGTTAGCTCCCACTTATTTTGTGGACATTTATAGTCACGAGCCATTAGTTCAGCCATTTGCCGGTTCCTTACTCACTTCAGCACGAATAGAAAAATACTCACTCTCAGTAATTTCTTTTATACCAGGTGCAAACTCATACGGCGCCGTTGTATCGAGAATCACGCATTTACCAGGTGCATAAAATAGCCCTATGCCGCCCTTGGTAAAGGGACAATAATCATTATTCTTTAAGATCATTTTGAGCATTGGCCAATATGAAAATTGTTCTTCAGGAAAATTATCTTCATAAAGTTTGGCGAACTGTTTATTAGATTTGCGCGGAACCAGTTGTAAGTAATCTGGATCTAGGGTTTTCACTTTACGCCACTTTGTTAAATCTACGTCTTTTTCATCACAACGCTGTACACCTACAGCGACAAGATACAAACCTGAAAATAGCGAATTTTCCATGTTGTAACTTTTTACGCCAATCAACTTAGCGAATTTCTTAATCCGCTTCTGAAGTGCACCACGTTCTGCAAGCTGGGCTTCTACTTGCTGCATAAGATCCGCGTCTACTATTTGAAAATAGGCCATTACAATTTTTCCTAAACTTATTAATAAAAAGGGGTAAGCGTCACCAGGACTGACTAATCCTGGCTTACTGTGCTTTATTTCAAATTTGCTAAATGCGCTTCAGTATTCAAAATGGCTCTATCTACATGCTTGTCCAAGTCAGGGCGGCTACATACGAAAGAACCATCTTCTCTAAACCATTCGATACGCCGTGCGTATTTCTTCAGCCATTCATAGCGCTTACTGTTCTGTACTACACTTTCATCTATCTGCCCTTCTTTTTCAGGTAAGGCGTCATCGTTCTTCACTAGAATGGCATCTGCCTGGCGCTTTAGGCCTTCTACTGCTTTTTCAGCTTCCTTAACAAAAAATTGTTTATTTAAATTTTTATAGGCGCGTTCAGACAATGGATGCAATTCATAAGGTAAACCGCTAGGAGTTACCAAAATTGCCATGAGGCCTAACTGGTTTTTTAGTTCATCCAACCGTGCTTTTAGTTGTTTCTGTACTTCGTATCGAGCAGCTGGCGGAACTATTTGAAGGTCCACTCTAAAAAGTAGTGCATGGGCTGGTTGTTCTGTAGAAATAGCGATAATCTTTTCACAGACTGCTTCAAACAGCTGAGGCGTATCACCACCAAGGCTCTGGTAAAACATTAAAAGATTGGCTAAATCAAATAAATTACCTTCATTATTTTTAAATAAGTGTTCTACAAACATCTGAGCGAAAAGTGACTTATCGCATTGTTCCCATCCGCCACAGCCCTTAGCCCGTGCTTGGGCTAATTTAATTTTCATTTCTGCAGCGAAACGGTCTACTGCTGCATTGTCATTTATAGCTGCATCGTGATTTGTCATATCAATCATGATTGGATCTCTTAAAAGTAAGACTGAACCAAGTCTGTCTAGTCCTGGCTCGCCGTGAATGATTTAAAATTATCTAAAGGTGCTACTCAAAACTTGGCAAAACGTTGGTGAACCAGCATTGCTGCATCACGGCCATGTTCACTGGTGGTCTTTGTCCAGCCCGTATAGCGGGCAAATTCTGTTTTATCCATCTTGGTTTTATTAGCGGCTGGATGGACCATAAAATAATTAAGGCCCTGTTCCTTGCACCAATCCTCCCAAATTGAAGCATCACGTTTAACTGAGCCAATCCCCTCCCGTACACCAGGGCCGGAACGTCTTTGACGTGCATCTGCATCACCGAACCACTTGCGCTTACGTGGATCTTCAATAAAGAGTTTTATATTGTCTTTACCGTGTTCGTTGACCAGTTCCATAGTTCTGGCCATAGCTTTAGTAATGGTCAGGCTTTTAATATCCTGAAGCTTTCCACCGCGACCGCTATCACACGCTATGGCAAAACCAGTAGTTACCCCGGTATCGATACCAATTAGAAATTTGCTCATACGTTTTTGCCCTGATTAGTTTGGCTATCAATAGCGGCTTTTAGTTTTTCCAGATTGATAAACGGCGGTTGATCCAGCTCATAATTAAAGTGAGTAGATAAAGACCATGTTTCATCGTCACAAAGCACTAAGGCGTAATCGTTCGGCCCGCCGTGAGATTTTTTATATTCCATGTTGAAACGGCCTAAATACTCGCTGTCTTGTGAGCAACTGCCCCATTCAATTAAGGCCGGTTCAGGTCCACCCAAGCGGGTTATTAATTGGTTTATTAAATCGTTCATTTGTATACCTTACCGATCTGAGGTTTACGGCGTTTCCCCTGGCCTTTCCAGGCTTCCTGGTGCAGCTTGTGATGCACTGGTTTAAAAGCAGGATCAGAAAAAATTATTATTGGCCACGGATTGGGCGCTATAGGCTGATATAAAGCGGTAGCGGCTGTAAGCTCGCTACCAATCAACCAAGAAAGATGGCTTAGCCTCATGGGTTTAATTTGTCCTGGAAAGCCTTTAACACTTCATTGAGTAAAGGCCGGCTAATAGATTCGCGTGGTACTGAGCCGTAAAATGCAGCTACTACTTTGCCCAGGCCCGCCGTGCTATGCGGAAAATAATCATCTAGCGCATATAACATGCCGACTTCTAGTTGATGGGTTTCAGTACCAACCTGTAGATAATCATTACTTTCAATTTCCAGCGGCACGAAAAAGATATAGCCCGTAGCATCTGTATGTGTTCGTACTGGTGACTTCCAGCCATACAGCTGAATATCATCCAAGGTTTTACTTGGGTGAGTCGTGACAATGTTTAGCCCATCAATCGGCCGTGAAAGAACCTGTTTAATGACGGCGGCCGATTGCATAACTTCCTGACCAAAGTCTTTACCCACCATCCCGACTTCAAAAAAAGGCTTAGGCTTAGCCGATACGGGATTAATAAAATTCATTTACTGACTCCCTTCCTTTTTCTCTACGTCCTTGTCATTAGGGCCAACAATAATCAGGCCATGCAAAATGGCACAGCGTTCTACCCGCGGATCTGCCACTTCAAATAAGCATTTGTTCAAAGGCAGTTTATGTTGTTCAGCAATTTGCATAGGGGTAAAAGCCCGGCTATAACGGCGGCTATAACCGCCTTTCACGTAATAATCGAAATAGCCACGCTGAATAGTGTCCAGGATCTGTTGTAAACGTTCTTTACTTGGGAAACGGTTTTCTCTGCGGGTTTCAGCAAATTTCTGTTTACGGCGCATAAACGTCATGATTGGACTCCTTTTTCTGGTATCGCATAAACGTATCCAGTGCTGTTATTTGAAAGTGAGGATCGCCGTGGAAATAGGCGGTTACTTCTTTTGTTGCTTGTTCGGTATGTCTGGCCACTGTTGAATAGCAGACTGACCCCATACGGCATTGCACCTGGTACTTGTAGTGCTTTAAGCCATGAGGGTTAGGTTTAAGCTCTTTGGCCATCGGGTAAAAACTCGTCAAGGAGAAAAGGACTTGGACTCAGGTCGAAAGATTCACGCTTTACACCCTGGTTTTCTAAATTATTGAGCAGGTTAGATAGCTGCTTATTTTTTTGTTCCATCCATTCGGCTGTGTTTTCCTTGTTTTTGTCCTGGGCCAACAGCCTTTTTTCTTTTGCAATACGGCGGTGATATTCCGTTTCAACTTCTTCGCCGTTATGCCATGCAACAAACTGTTCAGGCGTGTCGAAAATAGGACCGTCCATTTTTAATTTATTGCGGTCATAAAAGCCTACACGCTCCATAATTCGCATGTGCTGATTAGCTCTGCCCTGTTTTTCAAGCAAGATCATTGCCCCAGCGCAATGGTATTCATCACGATTTCCAGCCGTTTTATGGCAAGCAAAGGTCTGATCACGCTCGAAAAGCGTATCGATAATGTCTTGTGCACGTGCTTGGCCAAGCCAGCCATGCTGTATTGGTCGATCACAACGAAATGGGCAATTAGCACAGCCCTGAACTAAATCACAATTCATGTCCTATCCCTCAGTCTGATCCTGACGTTCGCCGTTGCTTAAATCTTCAATGTATTGAACCCCTGCCCGGAGCAGATCCAGGCTGATGGCCAGCTCAGGTACGTTGTCGGTGTTGCGATAAAAAATATAGATACCCGCCCCCAGCACAGTGATGTGAGTTATGTCATCCTGGTCTTTAACCTCTTTCAGAATTTCTTGAGCCGCACACCAGCCGCCAGCCAGATAAATAGCCTGTAAACCTTCGCCCTTATCTGACTCTTTTACATTAATACTCTTTTTCATATTTACACCTTTACGCTTTAGGGTATTTACCCTTTAGCTATTAAGCATCTTGACGCTTTTACGCTTTAGATTTTAAGAAATTGATTTTTAAGTCATGGTACGGCGTGATGACAGCGGGCAAATACTTAGCAGCTGGCGCTTTAGACTCCCAGCGTTTATATAATTTAAAGATAGGCCCTTCGTTTGTGGTTTCCAGCGATACGCCGTTTAGGTCATATTGATAAACCAGGATCTCACAGATCTGTTCAAAGTCGATTTGATAGTGTCCCTGAAAAACTAAAGGAGATTGACAAATATGATCATCTAACAGCGCTTTTCTATCATTAAGGCGAGCTGTCATATATTCATCAAACACACAGCTTTCTGCACCTAATATGTCTATTAGAAGTGAGGCGATTGCTTTCTGTTTAAGACTTGCTGAAACAGTAATCTCAACTTCCGAGAGCTTAAAAGGTTCAACTATCTTACCCAGTAAATGGGAAATACGGACTTGTTGCGTTGGCTCTTTTAAAAAGGTATCAGCCATTTGAGCTTTAATATTTTTAATGTTGATGTGGTTCATGAAAGGTTCCTTAGATCATGTAGGCTTGTTTTTTAGTAGCAAAACGCACGTATAAATATTTAATAGCCAACTGCTGAAAATACTTATCTATATCTGGACGTACTGCCCCTTCTAAGACCCCTTTTAAAACACGTATATCCGCCGTTTTAAGCTTAGTTAGCAAAGAAGTGATACTGGTATCAGGATTAACGGTTAAAGCATCAAAAATGAGGCCTTCCGCGTTAGCAGGATAGATGGGTGGTTGATCTTTGGAAAAAGTGTTCAGGCCCAGCTTTATATAAACTGGGTGTATCCAGAAGCCATTAAGTTTAACGGCGCCCAGGTGCTTTAAATATTCATTGAGTTCATGCTCATTACAACTAATGTTGTTGACCAGGTGCGATTTATAAAACCCGGCTGGACTATCTAAGAGAAGGTTCTCTAAACGGCGATAGCGTTTTTGTTCAACAGTTAAACTTGGAAGTTTCCAGGCTGCGGTACTAACTGAAAAACGATGTGGATTAATAGCGTTCATTGAGCGCTTTCCTCATTACCAAATATTGTTATATACGGTTCGGGGAACCCCGAACATTTCCGGCCTTTATTGGCTTGCCTATAATTTTATAGTCTATTTTTATAATTTAATAGGTTTATTTCACTATTCACCTATATTTTTATAGGTTTAATAAGATAAAGCTAGGATATTCCTAGCTTTATTTTTTTCGATTTGTCTATTGTTTATACAAGAGTGGTTTTCATACCTAGACCGCCAGTTAAAGCATGAGCTAAGGATCTGTCTTGAACATTCTGGCTAACTTTTTGTGGCTGACTACTCACTGCTACTTGCTTTTGCTGAGGTGCACTATTTTGTTTTTTCAGCATAGGTGGCACTACGGGCACTTTAAAAGGATTGGCCAGCGGTGCGCCTGTAGCCTGCGGTGCTTTTTGGCTGGTGGCTTTTGCACTTGGGCTAACCTTTTGTGCCTGTTTCGGCTTAGCGGCTGGTGCAGTTTGGCCAGTCGTTTGTGTGGTCGCCGTTTGTCCTGGTTTCCATTCTTTGGTTGCAGGTTTAAGTACAGTGACTTTCCCAGGCTTAATGCTTCCCTCCTGGCGTTCGATGGCAGCCATAATTTTGGCCCGTTCTGCTGGCGTATATTCTGACATACGCTTATTACTACCTACGGCCGACAACACGGCGCGCTGGTAGGCTGCTGTGTTATTTTCATGCGGCGGCGCATATTTATAAATAGCATCATTTAGAGTCAGGTTTTTATAATTTTTACCAGAAAAAATAAGATTCTCTTTTGCCTTCCTTCCCGCTTCAATCGTTGGAAAAGCTGCAAAGCGTTTAGAACCCTTATCCCCGGTTGTACTATCTAAACTTAAATGGCCTTGGCTTTTTGTGAAATTACCCCGTTCAATATTACCTACATTTCGGTTACGCCAGTTCCAGTTACCCTGTTGTTTTATGACTGAGCCATCTGCCAGTTCTACAATGTTATAACCCTTGCCTGCTTCCAGGACTTTAGTAATGGGGATTTCATTTTTAGGATTATAGGTAGACGGCGTGGCACTACCGCCATCACTATAGCCCCCGCCAGATCCGCCGTAGGCTGGTGAGCCATCTGCATACTGGCGGTACTGTGGCAAAAGTACCCCTGCCCCTGTCTTATAGCCTGCCAATGTAGCCAAAGAAGGGGAGGTCATCAGACCTTTCCAGCTATCCTGGGTATATTTATTAATACCGTCCAGTGTTTTATTCCAGCTACCAATAATCTGACCCCCTAAATCCTGCTGTTGTAAACCTGCTGTCCAGCCTCCTACCTTCTCACCAATGGTTGCGCCGATAGTCGCGCCAGCAATACTACCTACTGGGCCAAGTAAGGACCCGACTAATCCACCTGCAGTACCACCAATTAATCCACCTACACCGGAGGCCTTCTGTTCCTTATTTAGATTTCCCCATTCAGATGCCAGTAAGCCGCCACCTACCAGTAAACCGATACCAGGGATCTTTCTGGTTAATTTAGTGAGTACGCCACCTTTACCCCGTCCACGGGTATTGTCTGTAGGTACTGGAATGACTGGACCATTGCGGCCCCCTCCCCCACCACCACGGCGGCTATTTTTGGCCCCTCCCCTACCTAAATTACTTAATAAACCAGCACCGGCCAGCAGCTTACCCAATAAGCTATTTTGATCCCGGTTCAATGCCTCTAGCATTTTTCTTAAAATACGCCGTTGTTCATTCTGGTGCCGCTCTACCTGTGTGTAGTGCTCTGCCTGTTCAGTCGGTAACTGTTCATCCTTTTTAGGCTTAGCACGGCGGTATAGCCATAAAGCACCCCTACCCATACTTTTAAATGCGCGGCCAGCTGGACTAACAATAGTATTTAATTCATGAAGTGCATCCAGTGTTGGATCTACGCCAGTTGTATCTGCATTTAAGCCTAAATTAGATCCATTTATCCCTTTACGGATACTATCTAAAAAACTCTTATCGTTTACGCCTGGTGCCCGACTGACAAAACGCCCAGCTGCATCCCTGGTTGCATTGATTGGATCATTAGAGATAGTAGTTGATCTTGCTGGGGGATTAATTTCATGTTGGCCAGTCTGACGGGTACGGCCGCTATTACGTGTTATCTGCTTGCCCTGCCCGCCAGCACTTACCACTGGATCTAGTTTGGTAGTAGACCGGGTAACACTTCGACCATCTGTATTTACTGTCACTTTAACTGTCGGCCGGATCTGTCCAATCTTGCCAATTTTATTTTCAATCCGGGCTACTTGGTTATAGCCGCGATTACTTTCTTCAGATCGCCGTGCTAATAGGTTTTTTAAAATACTCAGGATCTCTGTTGTGTCTGTATTGACACTACTAACCCCTTGCTGAAGCTCTTTAATGCGCCGTTCCCCTATGAGAAAGCCGGCACTGTCAAATTGAAGTTGCATTACATAAAACCTGTGCTATTTATCCTGGTAAATGTTGGCACGGCGTATGAAAGCGATTTTTAATTGTTCCAGGCAAAAAAAAACCAGGTACTAAAATGGTGTACCTGGCCTCATTCAAGATCTGACACCGGGAAACTTGGTATCAGGAAAACAAAATATACGTTATTTAACGCAATTACACAATTACATTTTTACTCTTTAGCGCCTTTACACCATAAACCAAAAGAAAAAGGCTGGACCTATGAATAGATCCAGCCTTCTCTCGCCAATGCTCGCCTTGGAAGAAATCCCCGTAGATTTCTTACATCACCACCCGGCCATTATAAAAGTAAAAACATTTTAATGTAAATACGCTTTTTCTCTTTTACTCTTTAACGCTTAACAAAAAACCCGTTCACTACGGGCCTTTTGTACTACATAAGGGATTAAGAAGGATCGTGAGTTTTTAGTGCCAGCTCTATATGCTTGATACGTTCTAATAGCGCTGGTGTTGGAGAATCAGCAGCCAAAGTACGATAGTGATGAAGCAGGGCACCTAAAAGATTTTCACTTTTAATGCCGTCATCATCTATCTGTATAGATTGCTGACTTCCATCTTCTGATAAAAACTCGTAACTACCTGGGCTTACATAAACATGCTGTCCATCCTGAACGCCGGTCACATTTACATAAACTTTTTGATTATCCCTTTCAAATATCTTTAGTCCTCTTACGTGTTCTGCTGTTTGTACATACACATCGAATGGCATAAAACTACCCTACTTTTTTCTTAAATTAACGGCGCTTTCAAGGACTTTTTTCGCTGCAGCCGCACCGTTTTAGCTCACGGATAATACAGTGCTAAACTGTCCTTTTCACGCAAAATTTGGTTACATGAAGCTAACATACGCATAAATAATTGAAACATATTGACCTATTTTTTAATCGTTAATCTCCTCAACATTGTCCAGGTCATCCAGCTCCTGATTCTGTTCAATTTCCATTTCTTCCAATGCTATACGGCGCTTCATTTCTTCTTCTACCTCAGCTTCAAACGTGCCGCTATTGATGTACTGTGTACGTTCTGTCATTGCCTTGTACTGTTCGCTCAAGCCAAGACGTGCCTGATCGAAAACAGTGTCATCGTTTAGCTTGCTCATGCGTGTTGACGTGACAGCTTCTTTCGTGTCATCCGGAGTAATGCCAAATAGGGCAATATCCATTTTCATTAATTTCAACGCCGTGTTAGATAGGCTTTCTACATGGCTCACAATATCTGCCACCATCCTGTATTTACGGTGTGCTGTTTCTTGATCTTCATTTGTTAAATCAGTTCTAAATGCGGCTTCTTTACTTTCGTATAGCCACTCCATTGTTTCCTCTGTCAGCTGGCCAATACGTCCAGCTCTACGCCGGTGCTCCTGGATTACACCCGCCGTAGTTCTATTTTTATAGGCAAGGTCATTTATAGCGGATATATGTGGGTTGGATACATCCGAAAAGACTATAAGTTTACCGTATTGATCCATTTCTCCAATGACATTATCCGCCTGATATTCTTCATATTCTTTTTTTAATTCTTCAAAAAGCTCTCTTTGGGTTTTCTGTAAATTTCTATCGCTATTTCTGCAATATGCGCGTTTATTCTTAATCCATTTTTCTGATTTAGCTTTTTTTGCTACATAAGCGGGTGACGGCGTTTCTTGGCCAAGCAGTTGAGAAACAAGTTCACATAGATCCGCGTATGAAATTTTGTCATAAGCCTCCCAAAATTTACGCAAGAACCACCAAATTATGGGATCAAAACTTTTACCACTCATATATCTGCTTGGTCCTCTTCTAAAAATGGAGTATGCGGAATTTGTTGACCCTTCTCAGCGCGTATATCCGTGGCGTACTTCACTGTTATCTCTCTATCCATACGCTCAATATGGTCAAAGATATTTAACTCCATAATCCGGTTATGTCTGGCAACAGAAGTAGACAGCTGACGGCTATTTTCATCAAGTGCGGTGATGGCCTCTTTTAAATCGTCACTTGTAGAGCTATGAAAAACCATATCGTTCTGATTTTCCCTAAAACGCTTAATGACCTCCAAGGCTGCATCTAATAAGAGTGTTGCCTGCATTTTGGGCATAACAGACACCTGTTTAGCCAACGTGTGGCCAATACGTTCAACAATTTCAAGTGCAGTTTCCCGTAGACCCTGAACAACAATACCGGCGCGTGAACATTCCAGATCTCTTTCTATGTCATTAGACATACCAAAGATAAAATCTAAACTTACGCCATATAAGATAGAAAATTTTAGTAGCTGGTAGACCGTAGGCATACGTGCCCCAGTTTCTATTTCGCTTAGGCGGCTTTTTTTATTTCTATCTCCCCATATCTCCTGGCAGACTTCCTGCATTGACATACGGGCGACTCTTTGCCGCGCACTCTTCAAGTTAAGTCCTATTACTCGCTGTAGCTGAAGTTCTGTATATTCTCTATTGCTTTCCATACATACCTACAAATAAAACACTTAAAAGCATTTACGCTTTTACTCTTAAAAGTATCAGCGTAAATACATTTTTACTCTTTAACGGCGATTAAGATAGGATTTTATGACGTTCATCACACCGATTGCGCTATAACACGTTTGAATGCGATAGCCATTTCTAGCAAGTGCAAAATGGTGAGGCAAGGTTACTGATTTTATACTTTCTCCCTTGGCCATTAAATCAATATGCAAACCATTAAAAGGTTCACTTCTTAAATTTAATCTTACATTCGCCATGTTTGAATCATGGCTAAACTCTAAATGATTTAATAAATGTTTTCCCTGGTGACGTTCTGCCTTAGCCCAGGTATGTACTAAATTTTGCTCATGATTCAAGTTAAATTTAGGTATTGATCTCTTTGGCTGTTTTTTAGTCTTACTTAGGCTAATAGCCTGCTTTTCCCCTGATTGCTTTTTCCCAGGATCTTTGTTTATCTCAGCAGGTTTATTTTTACGGCGACTCATACTCATGACTCTAAGGCTGTATTCTTAACATGGGCTTTTGCAGCATGTATAGCATCATCTTCCAAGCTACTTACACGATCCTCCAACTGCACTAAAACACGGCCTTCTAATACTTTAATACGTTCATCATTTTTAACATTCTGACGGCGCTGATTTGAATAAAGCACCAATAACAAAACACTGATGACCAGGCTTAAAAAAAGTAGCCCAATGAAAATTACTAATGTATTTAAATCTTCAACCTGCATTTAAATATCCCCTAAAGTTGAAACCCGATTGTAGGCCAGTTAAAAAAACTCATGTTGCTAGTACGACCACTTTATTTTGTGTGGCCAAACCAACGCGCTTTTTAATATGCTCTAGCAAGACTAATTTCTTCAGCTGATTAGGTTCATAAATCTTTAATAGACCACTATCGTGAATTTCATAAAACTGGCCTCTATCTTCAGTAATGTATTTACCATTATGTAGACTGAAAAAAAGGGCCGGAGCTGGTGCCTGGTTCAAGATCTCGACAAGCCTTGCAATATCTATTTCTTCTATACGGCGCTGGCTATCCAGTTCACGTAAAAAGTTCAATGCCACATAACCAGGTGCATTACCTGATCCCATATTTACAAAGCAATCTTGTTCAATATTCCAATGGGTACTGCATAATGGCGAGCGACTTAATACATGACGGCTCATAATTTTCAGTTCGTTTATAAGTTCTATAAAATCCATGTTTACCTCTTTTTCACTTTTACTATTTAGCGTATTTACTCTTTTACTTCAAAAAACAAATACGCTTTTGCACTATTCAACTAACTTCTTTAAATCGCTTAACTTAATAAATCTATCTGTCATATCATCTAACTCGCTGTTATAGCGGGTAGCAGTTTGCCAAGTGTCAGCTGTTACATGCAGCCGCGCATTATTACGGCGGCCCTGGGTGAAGTATTTATCTATGCCAAAGTGCCAATAAATTTCTTTGGCTATCGCATCTGGACAAGCTGGTGCATTCTTAATGATGAATTTAGCCTGCTTAGCCGTTATTTTTAAACTCTCTAAAGTCTGCATTAGGCTGATTTTCCTTTTTTAAGATTGGTATAGCGTTTATTGCGAATAGCTTTACAGTTCACACATTCCAGCTTATTCACATAATGCAATTGATCCGGGCCACACTTTTTACAGGTCGCTTTAAACTGGGTTTTATTTTCAGCTTCAGCTTCTAGTGCTAACTGGGTTTTGGTTTTAGACATTTTTAACTGCTCTCAATACTACATTTACTTCATCCGCATACAGCGCCAAGGCTTCAAGTTCAGGCTGAATATCCTTTAACCAGATCTGGTTAGCCTGCACAATGGCATCAGTCGCGAATACTGGACTGTTAAACTTAAAATTCATTACATGCGGGGTAGGGCTTCTTACTTGATCCAACGTTTTAGCTTGTGTTGTGATAGTCACGCTCCAAGGTAATGGCTTATTACGGCCACGGCTTAGTAGTAGCTCTACACCGTTGCCTTTATAAAAACGTCTATAAGCCGCCTGGTTCGTGCTATATGAAAACTCGCTGCTACCCACATACTTGATAAACTTTTGCACTTCCAGCAGTTCATAACTAATCGTGATTAGCTTTCTTTGGGACTTTGGCACTTTACGCTTCATAAAGATCAGATCTTGATAAAGTTACCTGGCCATTTACTGTGGTGACTGTGACTACACTTTCGGTACGGGCTGCAATCTGGGCACACATCAAACATAAAATATGATAGTCCTTAACGCCTACTCGATAAGAAAAAGCATTCAGGCTGATTTGTCTGGTATTCCGCAGACAATCATTTAAACGGCGGAGTAAGTGACCAGGCACTTTGTTATAAGGATTTAACTTATAGGCAATGCAATTACCAATAGGGCAATATTCCCATGATAATAATTTTTCATTAATCAGATCCTGGATAACTTTTTGACGGAGTTCAGCAGGAATACTAAAAATACTGGCCAGCTCTCGCATGTAACGCGGTCCCTCCACAAATGCCTCTAGCAGATAACGGCGGGCCATATCTTCATTAATCATTATGGGATACTCACCCTGTTTTTGTTTATACGCTTCATGGATCTGTGGCAATCGAATTAAGTAAGGCGTTAAAACTTCAAACATGATCCTGGGCAATCGTCCATCGAGCGCCATGTGCCAGCAAGACTCTAATTCTGTTTTATCCAGGGAAAAGTGTTCACGAAGTAATGAGGCGAAGAGCATTTTTGACATTTCTATTTAACCAGTTTTAGTGCGTTATAGATTTTCTCAACCTGACTTTGAGTGATAGCGGTATGACCAAGGCACATACTTACCAATTCATCAGGATTAAATCCGGTGGCGCTTATTAAGTATGCTGCATCAAAAGTTAGCAGCGTTCTAACAAGAAACTCCCGGCGGTATAACTGATCCATCATTAAGCGCTGGCCAAATGCGGAAAGTCAGAAGGATGAAAGTGCCCGCGTGTAACTTCTTCCAGGCGCTCGGCTTTTTCTAATGAAATTTCAGATTTTTTAAATAGCCATCCATTAACTGAAGGCTGAGAAATTTCTAGTGCTTGGGCGGTATTACTTTGACTGCCAAAATAGGCAATGACCTTTAAATAGATTGGATCGCAAGCAATTTCCTTATTGGCCAGATCCTTTATTGAATATTCAGGACGTTCAGCGGCGATACAGATTGCCTGGGTAATCCCCATATCTTTACCACTTAGCCACTTATAGACCGTGCTTACATTCCAGCCGAAGTTATAAGCCATCAATACTGGCCCATTAAATGAGTCAATCAGATCCTTATAAAGCTCTAATTTGTTTTGTTCCATTGGGAGGTTATACCTATAAATAAAAATTGACTTTCTATAGGCTTGCCTATAGTTTTATAGTTTAATTATAGTTATAGTTTTGTAATACACAAGTCGCATAACTTATAAATTTAATGTTTTTGGCTATAAAATGACTATAATTAATAAGGAGTAATTACTCTTCAAATGCCGTGCAATAAGCCGTCTTTTAGAATTTATTAAAATAGGTAATTGTTTAATGTTCCGCACATACCCGCCTTTGGCCTCATTAAAGGAAAGATTATCTTTTCTTTTTGAAAATGATCCGCGCTCACAATCTGTAATTGCGAAGCAAGCTGGAATTAGTCAACCATCATTTAGCGACTTATTAACCGGTAGAACGTCTACGTCTAAACACTTAGAAAAGATTGCTGAGGCTTTTGATGCAGATTATCAATGGGTACTTACTGGCATTCCTTCTGAGGATGCTGTGAGCGTACCCGTGGTAAATGTTCCTCTACTTGAAAACTATAAGGATTATTTAAATACACGTGCAAAAAATAAGACTCTTCCAGCGTCTGAAACTGCACCGCTTGATATTAAAGCCTTTACACGGCGTAAGGTTGACATTGCTGGCGCTCGATATGTACCTATGCCAGACACAGGTATGGAGCCGCAGATCAGTGAGAATGCCATGGTGTTTTTTGATAGTTCTAAACAGCTCATTGAAGATAAAACAACGTATGTAATGAATCACGGCGGCATATTGTTAGTACGCCAGCTGTTTAACCTGCCAATGGGCGGCGTTCGTATTAACGCTTTTAATTCAGATTTTGACGATATAAATTTGTCGTATGAAGAAATTGAGAAACAGGCCTTTTCTGTCATCGGTAAAGTTTTTGCTGTAGTTAATTTTTACTAAATTACCTTATCGTTAAGGTTATCTTAAAAGCCCTAATACCAATAGGGCTTTCTTTTTATCTGATGTATTTATATTTAAATTAGTAAAAAATTTATATTTATTAATAATTTTACTTAGAGTCTAATCATTAATATCTAACCCATTAACATTACTCATTGTTTTTATTATCTATTTTTCTTACATAATCTTAATATTTCATTAATGTTTCACTTATATAAATAGATTTATATTTTTTTTACCCATTCCTGCAATAGGCTTACCTATAAAATTATAGGCAATTTTGACTATCTCGTATTGCATACACTTATTTTTGCCTATAATATTATAGCCACATTATAGGCAAAAAGAGTTTTAAGCATGAAGATTGTTATTAATACTAATCAAGCAGCTGAAGTAAGCACAGATCTATTCTTTTTAGCTCTACGTTTCCTTGGCTATCTTTTCATTATCGTGCTTGTCGCCTTTCTGTTTGTCAGTCTGGTCTTAGGTATGAAAGAATTTTTTGTACGTGCTGATGTATTTCTGGATACCCTAAAACTACTTAACGCTTCTTCTTAAAAGCGTAAAAGAGTAAATACATTTAAGCTTAAAAGAGTAAAAGTGTAAAAGCACAAATTATATAAGAGTGGGTATATCGCCCACAATATTGGAGAAAAGCAATAATGACTCAAGCAGCAAACATTAAACAGTTCCCCCGTAACCAACAACAGGCAGAACAATCACAACCTATGGCACAAATTGGCCAGGTTTATCAGTGTAAAGCAAATATGCAAAGTGAAATTTCACAAGGCGGGCTAGGGAAGTGCCAAGAAGCTAAAGATTGGAACGGTAATGTACTTTATAGATTTCGGGGTATTGATGATATTCAAAATCTGCTAGCGCCTCTACTCAGCAAGCATAACCTTGATATAACCCCAATATGTCGAGAAATGATCTTAAAAGAACAAATAGTGAAAGATAAACTTTTGTTCGCTTGTACAGTTAAGGTGGATTATATCTTTACTTGTACAACTGATGGATCTCAGCTGATCGCGACCATGTATGGCCAAGCTAACGATTACGGTGATAAAGCAATATCCAAGGCTATGTCGATGGCTTACAAATACATGGCTATTCAGGCCTTTTGTATCCCAGTACAAGGTGAAGATCCAGATGCTTTCGTACATGAGCCAATTAACCCGAATCAGCGCCAATTGCTAAATTCTTCAAATAACCACGCCCAGCAGCACCAGAATGGCCAGCAAAGCCGTAACAACGCCCAGCAGCACCAGAATGGCCAGCAAAGCCGTAATAACGCCCAACAGCACCAGAATGGCCAGCAGCAGCCGGCTACGATTAATAAACAGCAAGAGCAGCAACTATTGGAACTGATGCACAAAAGCAACTACGACCCTAATCGTCTGCTTCAAAAGTACCAGTTAAACAATTTAAGCCAGATCACAGTACGAGCTTTCAACGAGCTATGTACACGCTTGGCAAATTTCTAAACATTGCTTAGTTATGCAGGCAGCCTAATGGTTGCCTTTTTATTGGTGAACTATAAATTTTGTACAGCAGGTCTGAATCTAAGATTAATGCTTGTTGACTGTAACGGGTATCTCTATGCCAAATGATTACACAAGAATCGAAAATGATGGCACTTACTGGAAAGAAGTTAATGGCCAATGGTTTTACTGGCGTGAAATTTGGGGCTGGTGTCCGTATGTTGGATCTTTAAATCAAAACTTTTTCAATAAATTTAAATAAGAAAAGGCCCTAGATATAGGGCCTTTTTTATACCTGTTAGTAAGGTGATTACTTCAGGACTTCAATACGCTTCACGAAACATAAAACTTCAGTAAAGTGATGAATCGAATGTTGTGTATAAAGCTCGTCACAAGTTACACGGATCTTACTGTTGAGTTTTATCTTCTTCAGATCATTATAAGATCCAGCGACTAGCTGGATATAACGCTGATTCTTGTAGAGTTGATAGCCGTCATCCATTTCATTAGGCAGGTTAAAGGTTTTCGGCTGATCTAACTGAATGGCTCTATATTGAATAGGTTTACCCTGGTTAATCATATCTATAATTTCAGGATCATTTTCAGATCTTAGAATCATTTTTCCATTTAGAGTAGTCGCGGCACTTGCAATGGTAGACCAGGTACACATTGCAACAACCAGACCGATTCTAAATTTATCCCCTATATTTCTAATATATTTATTCATACATACGCCTTACTTATTAAAAAAAATTACCAGGCAAAAAAAAGGGCCTTTACGAAAGGCCCTTATTCTTATCGATAATTAGGGAGATAATCTAACAGATCCGGGAATAAGGACAAGTCACCTGCTAACCGCTGTAATAAATTTTGTTTTACCTGGGCCGGATCAGTCATACCAATAGGCGCATATTTACTTAAAAAGCCCGCATTTTTAACCAATTCCTCACGATCTAAGTGTGGTAAGAAGCTAAGTGTATGCCCTGGTGTTTCACTCTTCTTATGAACAATCCGATGTTGCAGCTTTTGTTCTATCATGTTTTTAGCCATATCATGGCCAACTAAGGTTTTCCATCTGTCATATTCCGGATGACGAATAATTAGATCATTTGGGACCTCTTTCATGTTGTAAATATAAAAGCCAGGCAAATGCAGCTTTGAAAGAATAAAATCTATATCCCAATTCCCGTTTTCATCGGGTAGCGCTGACAGTGTATTGCCATCCCCCCGGATAGCCTTTCTAACTTCGCTAATTTCTTTAAACTCTGCATCTTCAGGTTCAGCCTCTGTATCGTCATAGCGCAAAGAGGTTCCAGTAGCGCCAAGTGAGTCTAATCGTTCCTCTTCAGTAGGTGCCTGATTAATATTTTGCGGCGGTATAGGTGGCGGTAGATCCGCTTCATCTATCGGCAAGTGTCCATTACCACCTTCAAGAGATTCAGCTGCTTCCTGGCTAATGCTAACTTTCTGCTTAACAGTAAATTGATAGCCGCTCAAAATACGGCCCTTACTATTCGGATTAGTAATGTACTGAGCTTCAAAATCAATAATTAGATCTGTTTCACGGGCAATAGTTTTGACTGTAGTTTTTAATAACCGTCCAAAATTGCTTGTCGTGGCAAATTGCTTGTCATCAAAAATTCCTAAAGCCTGGCGCAAGTTTTCCTTTTTCATCTGGAAAACACCCTTATTTTTCCAGGCTACGGCCAGCTCATACATACGAAATTCATAAGGGTTATTTAAGTTACCCAGGTTCCGGATTTCATAGGTTGAGTAATTGCCTTCCAGGTACTGCAAGAACGGGATAATTTGTGGCGAGAAATAAACCTGGATCAATGCCTCACCTTCCACATAACTGCACATCGTTGTCCAGCTTAAATCGTTCAGGCGCTTACTTACTTTAGTTGCGCCCTGGTAATCGTCAATCCAGCTGATTGTCCGTTTACGCAAACTCTGTGCTGCTTCAGCTAAAACGCCGTAAGCATTCTGTTTAGTGGTTTTAAAGAAATTAGCATAAGTATTTGCATGAATCGTTACCGGTTCCAATGGGCTAAACTCAACCTTGGTCTGGTCACGGCGCATAATGACAATAGCCAGGGCAATGATACGCATTTCAGTGAGTGATAGCTCATAAGCTGCGGAAATTAAGCTATTGTGCTTAAAGATTTTTTCATAACCCTGTACTTGGTATTCTTGCGGGTCAAGACTCTGCATATACGCCAATGAAGAAAGGTTAGGATCAAATGGCTTTTTTTCAGCTTCTATTTTAGAGGTTTTAGGCATAGCTTAGTTTGAATCCGAAGGTATAGCGTCTTGATTCAAACTAATATAAACACATCTTATAGCTAAATCAATACCTATAATTTTATAGTCTAAATATAGGTGAATATAAGATAAACAGAGTAAACCAGCTGAAAAAACCCTAAATCCATGTAAGTTACTTGATCTTATCTATTTTTTTATAAGTAAATTTCATATTTTGCCTATATATTTATAGCCTAATAAATTAATTTTATAGGTTTTGATTGCTTATTTTGCATTCAACTTGTTCATTTTTTATATATTTTTCAGTGGTTAATAAAAAAACAATAAATTAATTTAATTAAGTTATTGTTTTTAATTATTTAATTTTTTGACGTGTAAGTTACTTGATTCAAACTAGGCGCATGTAAGTTACTTGATCTGAACTCTTTTTACCCATGTAAGTTACTTGATTCAAACTAGGTACTTTCATGTAAGTTACTTGATTCTTTCATACTAAATATCTGTTTTTAATAATAAAAAATATCGCCATGTAAGTTACTTGATTCAAACTAAAGCTATTTTTGACTAAACAATATACTTTTTACAGTATAAGTTTTTGTTTTATATAAACATTTAATTAAAAAAACATACTGAGTGTTTTTTAATCATGTAAGTTACTTGATTCAAACTATGTAAGTTACTTGATTCAAACTAGGTACTTTCATGTAAGTTACTTGATTCACACAAAGCTGGAAAGCCTTGCTATATAAGGCTTTGCCGGGAGCGGTAAAGATATAGTTTAAAAAGATATATCTATACAAGATATAGACTCATTACTGATTCATTACCACGGTAAATAATCATTCATAAAAAATGCTACGCATTTTTTATTCATTTACGAAGTTTATTTAAAGAAAAAAGACTTAGCTGGCTACGCCAGCTAAGTCTTAATCTTTTTTAATTTCTAATTTTTTGTTTTTGTACGATTACATTAAGGACTTCACGACCAGATCTATAACTTGGATATTCGGTTATTAATTTAAACATCTTGGGATACTTTGATAACTAATAAATCATTTCACCTATAAAAATAGAGTGAATAGCCTAAGCCTATTATTTGTCCAGTAAGGCAATATTTAAATAAAATCTCTTGAAGCTCTATTTTTATAACTATATATTTAGAGCGTCAGCGTAAAAACACGTTTTCTCTTTTACGCTTTTTCACTTTAGAGTTTTGAGAATTACAACTTCATGAGTACAGAAAAGAAAAATACAAAATTTATCACTTTGGCCCAGCTCAAGGGTGGAGTAGGTAAAAGTACCCTGGCTGTCCACATTGCAGGTTTCCTGGCAAACAACGGTCATACTGTCGCATTACTTGATAGCGATAGCCCACAATATACATCAACAAACTGGTACAACATTGGACCAGAAAAAACCAATATTGACCTTGGCCAAGTATCTACTGCTGAAGAGTTAATAGCTGCAGTAAATCACTATGAAGGTAAAGTGGATTTTGTAGTAACGGATCTCGCGCCACGTTTGGAAGAAATTACAAAAGTCGGTTTGGCCATATCTGATTTTGCCGTAGTACCGGTCAATATGGATCTCGTTGAAATATGGGCCTTGGATATTATGCGCGGCCTACTGGTCAAGGCTGCTGAAGATGTGCCGCATTTTAACTATCGTGTCCTGGCCAACAAATTTAAAACGAATGATCCTGACCACCAGGAACGTTATGAATTGATTAAGTCTGAATTTGGACTTGAACTGTTTGAAACTAAGATTGGCCAGCGTAAAGCTGTTCGCCAGATGCTTGAACAGGGTAAGACTGTTTTTGAGTCGAAAAACTCTATTGCTAAGAATGAGTTTATGTCCCTGATCAACGAAATTAAAACTATATTGGAAATCTAAACATGAGTATCAAAACACCATCATCACGTGCTGCAGCTGCCCAGTCATTTCTTAAAGAAACAGAACAGCCAGCCCAGGTAATCGAAGTTGAAGAGGAAAAAAAGCGAATTAATGCCTGGATCGCTATTAGTTTGCATAAGGCTATTAAATCTCATATTCCACATGATGAAGATTTTGACTCTATCACGGATCTGGTAGAGCACTTGCTAGAAGAGTATGCAATAAAGAAAGGGATCTATACCAAGAAAAAGACCCGATAATTTTCTATGAAAAAAGCCATAGGTTATGTGCGTGTCAGTACCGATAAGCAGGCGACTGAAGGCGTATCTATTGAAGCTCAAATAGAGAAGATTAAGGCCTGGGCAATATTCAATGAATATGAGCTGCTGCATATCTATAACGATGAAGGTATTTCTGGTGCCTCATTGAATAAACGTGACGGAATGCAGCAAGCCTTATCACAAGTTAAAAAAGGCATGGCTTTTGTTTGCTATAGCTTGAGCCGTGTTAGCCGTGATCTTGCTGATACCCTGCACATTAGCCGTACTATTGAAAAAGCTGGCGCGGATCTGGTAAGCCTGAGTGAAAAAATTGATACTACAGGCGCCTCCGGAAAAATGGTTTTTAATATGTTCGCTGTACTCAATCAGTTTGAGCGTGACCAGACGGCGGAACGTACCAGATCTGCAATGCAATATAAAAAAAAGAATGACCAGGCTTATAGTCCTACACCTTATGGCTATGATCGCCAGGATAAAGAACTGGTATTAAATCCGATAGAGGCGGCCGTAGTCGTGGCCATTCAGGATATGGCCAAGGAAGGCAAAGGTTATGCCGAAATAGCCAGGCATTTAAATCAAAATAATATACCGACCAAGACAGGTAAACTGTGGAGGGCCAATACAGTTTTTTATCTGCTGCAAAGAACAAAAATTACTGCCGATATGCTGACGTCATCGGAACAATAAAAAAAAGCACTTTGGCCAGCCTGCAAAATACTACTTTTCTAATAGTGGTATAGATCCATGACAGTAAGTAAGGTTTTAGGCGCCCAGGCTGGGATTCAATATTCAGGTGTAAAGGATAAATCTGAGGCAGATCCAACTGTCCAGCTGCTCAATGGCGTGATTTTTGGCCGGTTTAAGCGTGGCCGTTTTGATAAACCATTTAAAGTGACAAGTGACAATATCCGGTCAAAACTGGGTTATGACCCAACCAATAAAGATTATGTGGCCGTAGAGGATGCCTTGGCCAATGGTGCGCCGTTTGTTTGGGTAATGCGGGTAACTGATAAGCTGGATACTGACACTGGCGGCAGTGGGACTATTAGCTGTGCTGGTGCAACCAATGAAATGACTTTGGTGCAAGCAATTTATGTATCAATTGATAAAGAAATTAATCCAGAAACCTTAGGTTTAATCTACAAATCAGCAAAGCTTATTATTAACGGTAAAGAATATAATTTAATGACAGCTTTAGAGGCTGGTGAATATTTAATTCCTGGGCAAATACCAAAAAAAACTGACGGCACCGAGTTTGATATACCAGTAGGTTATTTATCAGAATGGGTACATTTAAAAAACGCGACAGATAAAACTTTAAGATTGAAGTTTGATCTTACTGAGAACAATGAAGATAGTTTTCTTATTTTACCTGCTCCAAAAAAATCACCAACTAACAATATGAGTTATTATCAAGGTCCAGATAAAAGAATACTTGAAGTGTGTTTATCACCGAGCGATCTAAGTGAAATACCGGAAGAACCAACACCACCAGCTCATTCTACTTTAATTCCGTATGCTGCTACTAATGATGGTAAGTACATATACGGTAGATTAAGCGATACGAACAATTTTGGGTTATATCCGTTAAATTACGATCAGGTTGATTTATCTAATAATTTAATAAAATATCCGACTTCATCTAGTAGTTTTAGAGTTCAATTTTCCGGTGATGATTCAATTATCTTAGATAACTATATGGTAGAAACTTTTGGTTATTTTAAAGGTAGTGAAAAATACGATACACAACTTACTTTTGATACCAAACTAAGAGATTCGGCAAAAAGTATAATTACACCTGACGGTAAATATATTCTTTCTGGTTCAATTTCTGAATATATCAAAGTTTATGAAAGGCTGGCCCCTAGTTATTATGGGCTGGTTAAATCGTTCAGTAACAGTCAGTATTTTACAGGTTTAACTATCTCACCAGATGGTACTAAAGTTGCCTATTTAGAAGGATCTGCTGATTTAGCGGTTTATAACTTTGAAAATGGAAATCCAACTCTAATTGGTATCTATTATCTACGTCGAGATGAGGCACAGGCAAGTAGCCACAATCTTGGCGACCCATTTTGGATTAGTAACGATCTTTTAGGCTGGTCATATACATGGAATAGTAATGGACCTAATGATCCAACAGTGATAGAAAAAGCCACTTTAGATGTTATAAGAGTTACCAATAATTCATTCGCTCTTTTAACGGCAAATGATATTGGTAAAACTTACTATAATGCTATTGGAAAATCTCAAAATAATTGCACACTGGTCAGTAGCTTAGGCGATAAAAGACTCATCAAGTTTGATGAAACAGGTGCATTAATTGAGAATAGCCACCTACCTGAGATTAAAAATGATGGATGTGTATTACTTCCTAATGGTTATATTGCATACCAGAGTAATACATACGGTAAAGTAGAGCTTCTTTCTACGCTCAACTAAAAATATGTTTTGTAAAAACCTCAGTCTTACCTGGGGTTTTTTTATAGGTTACTCTTTACAATATGTACAGTATTTTGTACATTAATTTATGTACAGTATTTTGTACACATTGTTAGTCACTTCTATGAAGGATACACAGAGGCTATGCACGTATTTACTTATACCGATGCGCGTAACAATCTAAAATCTGTTTTAGATCGTGTCATAGATGATGCTGACGTAGCGGTAATTACTCGTAAAGAAGGACAACACGCCGTTGTAATGGGTCAAGATCATTACAACAGTATGATGGAAACATTGCACTTAATGTCCTCTCCTAGTAATGCAGCGCGTTTAGCAAAATCTATCGCAGAGTTACGAGCATCTAAAGCAGTCGAAAGAGAACTTTTAGATGAAGCGCAAGATTAGTTTTACTCCAACCGCCTGGGAAGATTACCTGTATTGGCAAGGCCAGGACAAAAAGACCTTAAAACGGATTAATGCCTTGGTAAAAGATTGTCTACGGGAACCATTTGAAGGAATCGGAAAACCAGAACCGCTACTTGGAGATCTGGCCGGGTTTTGGAGTAGACGTATAGATGAACAACATCGATTAGTTTACGAAGTCACAGATGCCGCTATTACTATCGTGGCATGTCGCTATCATTACCAGTAGAAAAAAAGCCCTCTATAGAGGGCTTCTTAATAAGACTACTTAAAAATAGCTTTTAGATCTTCAATGTATTCCAAGTTTTCCTTATTTTTTTCATTTACAGCCTGAGTCATATATTTAATTATACAGTTTCCCCAAGCTTTAGTTTTGTCATCACGTATTGACGAATAAGGCTCAATATTTAATTGCTCACGACACTTTTCTGTATAGTAGTAGTCGAGATTTAATAACAGGTTATAGTTTACTTCCGCTTCTTTTAATCCTGCAGTTGGTATTCCGGTAGCTTTTTCGTCCTCAGCCACATCTTCAGCTGTTAGAAAGGTTGCACAGAAGGTACCTTTGTCATTGCAATAATCATAGATCAGTGTTGGAGATTGTTTAGCCGCATCTGCACATACAACATGAGTACAAGCAGACAAAACGAGAGCCACTACAATTTTTCTCATTCTTATCAATCCTAACTAGCATTTTGAATATTAGAGCGGAAATATAAATTTAAGAAAGACAAAATGATGACTTTTTATTCATTTAGCCATTCACAAGGGTCCGGTTGTGAATGGAAAATACAAAATAAATTGCGTAAATCGGCCGTGGAACGTTTTTTACTGTTTCATAATCGGTGCCAAAAGTTAAATTTCAGCAGGTGATCAAGAATGCAGCAAAAAATTCCTTGCAACTCAACTAAACATGATGAATGGCAAAAAGCATGTGACTTGTATCGCCATGACCTTAGTCGTTTTTATCGTGATGTTCTTGGGGGTGATATGACTCGGCAACAAGCCATGTTATTTACCAGCTTGGCTCATGATGGTAGCCGAACCAGACCGGTTAATTTTAAAAAGCTAAATTTCAGCTCAAAGTAGTTTTATGATTATTAATTCATTTGTTGAAAATATTATTAAACCTAAACAGCCATTACCTGGTACTCGCTGGGAGTGTGTAGGCCCATATACAGGAAGTCCGGGGTTTGAAGGTTTTTACTATATACACCCGGATGGCTTTGTCGTTATTTCCTCATTGGAAGTAGCTGATGGAATTACCAGAAATGAGGCAATACCGCAGTATCATCTGTCAATTTCTAAACAAGGTAAACGCCGTTGTTCAAGCCAAGAAGCTAAGTTTATCTGTAAGCAGTTTGCAATGGATGGATGCCTGGAAGATAACCACACTGGTGGTTTTATCCGGAGTTTCTGGCTGCCCATAGACGAGAATAAAATTGGCCAAGAGTGTCACTGTGTTGATGAAGAAATAGCAATTAAAGAAGATAAAGGCGATTACATTTGGCGCCCATTATAAGAAGCCCTTTATGGGCTTTTTCTTTTCCTGGAACAATAAAAAAAAGCACTTTGGCCAAGCTGCAAAATATCACTTTTCCAATAGTGGTATAGATCCATGACAGTAACAAAAGTATTAGGCGCTCAGGCTGGTATTCAATATTCGGGTGTAAGCGATAAATCTGAGGCAGATCCAACTGTTCAGCTGCTCAATAGTGTGGTCTTTGGCCAGTTTAAGCGTGGCCGTTTTGATAAACCGTTCAAAGTGACAAGTGAAAGTATCCGGGCAAAGCTGGGTTATGACCCAACTAATAAAGATTATGTGGCCGTAGAGGATGCCTTGGCCAGTGGTGCACCATTTGTCTGGGTAATGCGTACTTTAAAAGCCAATGCAGATATAGAACCACCGGTAAATTATCCTGCAGATGTAATGGTTATGCGTACTTCTGATGAAGTCAACGTGGTAACACTGGAATTGCAGAAGGGTACACATCGGATTGATTGGGGTGATGGCATCATTGAAGCGGGTGTTTCTGGGAGATTAATACATGAATACGCCACAGCAGCTGAAAGAATTATCCTAGTTGAGAAGGATTCTAATGAAGGGGGAACCGAAGGCTACAATACCATGGTTATGACAATGGCTATGGGTATTAAAGAGATTATGCAATGGTGGAGTGATGGCTATGAAGTTCTAGGTTTTGCACTGAACTCTAGTGAAGCACAAGATACATTGGTCAAGGTTCCTAAAGCCGCGCCGCGTATATTTGAATTTGAAAAGCCTGGAGGCGGAAATGCCCCAGTATTTATAAGATGTACAGAATTTAATGACCCAAATATTTTACATTGGGATGTTTCAAATTGGGGGGACTTTACTTCATTTTTCGATGGTTGCTTTAAGTTTAATCAGCCAATTGGCTTGCACTGGAACTTTGAAAAAGCAACAAGATTTTATGGATTTTTGCAAAACTGTAAAAACTATAATCAGCCTTGGCCAAATTTCTCTACAGTGAGTTTTACTGATCCTGATGCAATTTCATGTATGTTTAATGGTGCCGAATCATTAGATCAGGATTTTTCCAAATGGTGTGTTACTAATATTTCATCTGATCAAGGGAATCTTTTTCTTAATACGTTTTCTGGTACAAAAGTAAGGCCACAACACTTACCAATATGGGGAACTTGTCCTATTTGAAGATTCTTCAACAAGCCCTTGATGGGCTTTTTCTTTTCCTGGAACAATAAAAATAAGCACTTTGGCCAGGCTGCAAAATATCACTTTTCCAATAGTGGTATAGATCCATGACAGTAACAAAAGTATTAGGCGCTCAGGCTGGCATTCAATATTCGGGTGTAAGCGATAAATCTGAGGCAGATCCAACAGTCCAGCTGCTCAACAGCGTAGTTTTTGGCCAGTTTAAGCGTGGCCGTTTTGATAAACCGTTTAAAGTGACAAGTGACAATATCCGGGCAAAGCTGGGTTATGACCCAACCAATAAAGATTACGTGGCCGTAGAAGATGCCTTGGCCAGTGGTGCACCATTTGTCTGGGTAATGCGGGTAAAATCTGGGCCAGCATTGCCAAAAATCACATGCGCGGATGCTACCAATTCTGTGGGAATTAAAAACTTTATATTTACACCTAACGGCATTGAACAAAATGGCTCTGATACTAACTTTGCAGTTGAGGTCAATGATAAGTGGTATAACGAAGATTTTAGTCAGAACAATTTAGAAGATGTATTTATCCAAAATAATATACCGCTTAGAGTTTATAAAGCTGAAGATGGTTATTTTGAGGTTTTTGCTAACATTAGTATTGGTGAATGGCGTGTACGTTTAAAACCATCCCCGGAGCAATCTAAATACTCAACTGGATATTCAGAAAGAATACTTAATCCTAACCCCTGCCAGACCTATGAAAATGGTATTTTTAGTTTCTGTTTGGCAAATGACCGTATTCCAACATAAAAGGAGTTAAATGTGGATTTAAAAGAAGCATTCACTTATTTAAGTGAAAATTATCAAGCACTAATTAAAACTAATGCTACAGTTTTGGGTGTGGCTTATACGCCTGATGATAGTGATGCTGAGTTTTATATCATTGAGCTTTCACTTGATCAAGAAGCTAAAGAAGAGGAAGGTATTGATTATTACATCGTTCATCTTGAAGGCGGTAATCTATTAAGTTCAGAAGGAGTTGAGGATCATTTCGGTAATGAAGATATTGATAGCTTGATTCAAGAATTGCCTGAATTTACCCAAAATATTCAATATCAAGTGTATCAATTAGAGAATAGTCCATTTGGAAATGAAAGCTCATTTGCTTTAAAAACTATTTTCCCTGAACTACCTGATCCGGATGATTTTGAACTAACCACTTTTAAGTCAGAGGCGATTACTTTAATCACAAAATTGAACAAGCAATAAACTTGTAAAATATTAAAGTTAATAATGCTCTATTTGACCGGTGATAAAACTGTCTTATATAGCTAGTATAAAAAAGCCCTATGTCAAATAGGGCTTTTTTAATACTCTTTTATGTTTTTACTCTTTAAAGTAAAAGAGAAAATACGCTTTTACAATTAAAGCAATACTGCCCAAGCACGTACAAACAGTGTATTCGCTTCAGCTAAACCGATGGTGCCATTATTTATAGACTCACGTAAGGCTGTTAATTGAAGGCCATCAGCATGGCGACCGCAACCGTTACTTTGCCAGTAATACATAGCAGCTTTAACCGCCGTTTCTGGCTCTGTAATCTTATTGGGAAAGTTTATTAGGTCTACATTAATAGCTTTCCCGGTTGCAGAAAAGTTATTTCTACCTGTGGTCTGAATCGCCCCACCACCCCGATAACGCCAGCCATCCCCATTATGTACACCGTTACCCATCCGACCGCCATATACACGGTTTGCAATAGCTTCAGGGCCTAAAGCGGAATACTTGATAGCATCAGCTTGATTAAAATATTTTTTGAACGTTTCTAATAGGCCTTTTGCACTGTAGTTAAGGTTTTCACGTAAAACACGGAATCCATTAGATTCATGAATAGTCTGTGCAAGAAAACCACATAATTGGGCTTTAGTAGTAATACCGTATTGCGCGGCATATTGATTGATAAATGCGACAAATTTTGTATCAGCATTGGGATAGATAGCTTTTAAACGGGCAATATTTAGAACTGGTGCAGGCAGTAAACTGTTAAAAGCTCGGTTGCTGGCTGGTCCGAAAATACCGTCTATTTCCCCCTTATATACACTTAATTCTGCTAAAAAACGCTGTAGATCTGCAGCTGTCGCCTTATCCATATTCTGAATAGCTTTTAGCGTCCCAGCGCCCATAAAGGCATCGATATTGCCCGTATAACAGCCACGATTCTTTAAGATCTTTTGAATCTTTTTGAGATTATCAATCATTAATCAACTCGCTTGTAAAATGGATGATCTTGTAAGATCTGTTCTGTTTTGATGGTCCGTAACTTCTGTTTTTCAGCCAGGTAGATCCTCAAGTAATGTATTGCTGCAGCGGCAGAAATGATGGCCAATATAATTAAGGCGATAGCGATATGCTGGCGTAGGCCAAACATGCCGCTAATAATGATCAGAACAGCTATAAGATTGCGGTTAAAACTGCTGGTATCGATCAAGTCATTAGGTAGAGCAATAGCCAAGATAGCCAGGTTGATATAGAAAACAGCCAAGAATGGGTAAATTTCTGATAGTGTCATATTAGACCCCCTCACACAGCCATAAGGCTTTGTATCGATTCAATTTAAATTGGGTGAAAAACCATGCTTGTGAGGCGGTTAAATATAAATTTTTCATATTATGGCCCGTCTATAGAATCCGCGGCCGCAGGTTCTAACATTTCTTCAGACAAGCCAAACTTCATACCGAAATGTTTGATTAAAACCGCATGGATTAGATGGATAATAGCTGGCGCGATAAATGAACCACAGCCAACGTAAATAGGTGTAATCAGCGTTAGGGCTTGATCTTGATGTAAACAGAATAAGAAGGCACAAAAGCCCCCAGTTATACAGATAGGTAGTTTTAAAGCACGTGGTAAAGGTTTACCCCCATAAACGGGCGTTCGATAAAAAACGCCAATAATTGAACTTGTAACTAATAGAAAAATACACGCCGCAACGATTAATTCATCCGCATAATAGGTTGCGTACGCACGTAACCCATGTGTATTTTTATTAGTCCCCACTGTTGCCAGCGCTTTGGCTGGCTCAAATGCCAAAAGTGAGGCTGATACCAGCTTTACTTTCGGACTAAATAAAGATATTTCCACTCTTTGCTATCTTCCACTTAGAAGTTTTAAAACGTTATCAATCCGGGCAAATAGCCCTTTAATTATTGTTTCATGGTTCTCAGTACGCACTTTGGAATCGTTCCACGCTTCAGTTTTGTAATATTCAAAGATGAAGTTAAACGGCATGTCCAACGCCTCACTCAGACTCATTTTCGCATTGTGTTGTAAGCTCTGTGCTTCTTGCAGCCAGCTCTTCCAGAAGCTGTCTGGCGAATCCGTAGAAAGCGGAATTGCACGAAAATCGGGCCGGTATACTGCCGGCACCTCCTTCACTTTCGTAAATGACTACGCCTTGATGGTCAAAACCCAGAAAAAGCAAGCTGGCCAGCTGCTCTTCAGCCTCGATATACACTTCACGTAATTGGTTATATTTATCCTGGTCAAGCTCACAAAATGCTTTATAACGCTCAAGTAAAGCATCAGCCGCCGCACGTGCATCAGTGAATGGACCAACTGCAGGATAATCAGGCGTACCCATTTGTAGGGCCATAGCGCCGATAATCCAGTCCTCAAGATCTTCTGCAAGTTTCTCTAATGCTTCAAGCTCCAAGCCATTTAGCTGGCGTACTGATATATCGCCAATTTGTATGCTGTCTTGATAGGGCCGTGGCTCATTGATCAGGTAATCATTGATATTTACCTCTACTGCCAGGTCATTTTTCTCTTGAGCGGACAGATACTGCAGTAAGCAGTAATACCGCTGCTGACCGTGCATTGTTAGAGGCTTAATAGGGTCATCTGTAATACAACGTAGAAAAGCACTTAATTGATGTTCTAAAAGATTGGGATTGAGTTTGCCCACGCTAATGGCATCACCCAATTTAAGCTCTCGAACGGTTAGTTTTTCAGTCCCAATATCAATTGGTGGAAAAAGTTGCTGCATCTTAAATCCTTATTTATACAAAGCGGCCAGGTCGTTTTTGTCCCAGCTGTTACGCGAAATAAATGAAACGGTCACTTCAACTAAAATCCGGTTTCCGTTTTTGTCCATCGGTGCAACCAACGGTGCCCCAACATTGACTAGAAATAACGGTGCATAGCGTTTCTTGGCATAGGAGAACGATACGAACGGCGGAATTTTGGAAGGGAATAGTGATTCAATTGAAGTGTCCTGAATAACACCACTGACAAGAGATTTATCTGATAAGTAAGCGGGTAAAGCCCATTGCTGTAATAGGGCAAGTTGATTTTCTACTTCATGTAGAGCATCGGCCCAAGCCTCAAAAAATAGCGTGGCATTAATCTTGACTGGCTGATTAGAGAGATAGATCTGTGTACTATTTATTTTGGTAAAGTTTGAGCGTCCTTCCAGGCTGTTTAATTTATTTTTAGTTTCTTCACTTAATGACAGCCCCAAAGCACTACCTAAATTATTATCTAGTGAGTTCACCCAGTCACCAGCCTGGACCATACCCATAAGCGTGGGTAGCTTGTTTTCAGGGTTAGAATTTTCAAATGGCGTACTGTAATCAGCTTCAATGGCCATATCCCCCTCTGTCACAATTGATGTGACTGAAGAAGATCCCGAAATAGCTTTGCCCTCTTTATCGCATAGGGCAACACGTCCTAGAAAAATAGGATTAAGTAGGCCCCAATCTGAGGTTTTAGTTTTCGTATGGTACTCATAACTTGCATCTACTTTGGGCGCGTTATCAGTTTTAGGGAGTTCTTTCATTGCATTGCCTTAAATGAATAAGGCTTAGTGTAGGGAGGCTATTTACAACTTATTTTTTTTGTTCCAGCTCTAATAATAAAAAATGTAAAAATCATAAAATTTTAGTTATTCATTTATACTCTTACTTAAAAAATCACTATATAAATAGGTAATAAACTTATATGACCAGAAATGAACTACAGCAATTTTTAAACAAACTTAGTAAAACTGTTGAACCTTATCTTGAGGCACTAAATAGGATTGGAATAGAGCCTGAAACATTAGAAATGTTAAACAAACTAAGTGTTGCATTTGAAAAAAGTCAAGCAATAGATCCATTTATGGAAAAAATGCTAGATGAAATGAAAACTAATTCAAATTTTTCAGAAGCATTAGAAACAATACCTTATACAGAACTTTTTAGATTATTGGCTAAGAGTGAAAAAATAGAAACAGTCAGTATTTTAGATCTTATAAATCAAGATACCTTTAAAAAAGAACTATTACAGTATTTTGACCAGCTGAATATTGGGAAACACTTTAAAAAACGGAAAGCACTTATAGAAGAAGCTCTAAAGCTTTATGAATTGAAGTTTTATGCAGGATGCTTATGCCTTCTGCATACCCAAATAGAAGGAATTATTACTGATTATTTAATTTTTAAACAGATTATTAGAAAAGAAGTACCAAATGGGAAAAGTATATTTATAAATAATCAAGACTCAAAACAGGTTACGGGCCTGAGTAAAAAAATAGAATTAGCAAGAGATATAAATGACAATCTATCAAGATTAGATAGTTTTATATTCGACAATGACAAAAATAGAAAATTTCATCATGAAAGAAATGATCTTCTTCATGGATCAAATATAAATAACTTTAATGCTGAAAGATGCTTTATTTTATTTATATGGATAGACTCAATACTTGAATCGATATATTTAGATAGCCTTCAAAATAATCCCCAAACAAAACAATCTTGAGTATGTAATGCTAAATAAAAGGGCCACTTGTGGCCCTTTTATTTTATTGATTATCCAGCAAGTGATAACTCTGCCAGGTCATCCAGCACTTCATAAAGATTACTTGCAAAGACTTCCGGATCGAGCTGGTGCGGCGTCTTTTTATAGGCTTCAATGATCGCCTCACGGCTTACACCTTCTGCCTTATCGGTCACAATCGCTGGGATAAAGTGTTCCTTTACTTTCATGGCCAGCTTGTAACGTTCATAGCCTACAATCAAACGATAATCATGCCCTTCTTTAACAACCACAATTGGCGTTTTCATGGTTGGTTTTTTCTCTAACCGGACATACTTTTTAAGGTCTACCTTAATTTGGTCTACCCCAATTCGGTCAAACATTCCATCATGCTTCCAAGAGTCAAAAGCATGGACCAGATTTTCCTGGATCTTCGATACACCCGCTTCTTTTAAAGAGGCCAAAACCGACTTAATATTTCGGGCTGCACATTCCAGACTATCCGGATCATTGGTAACTGTATAAACAAAACGATTAGCCAGTAATGCTTCACGGATTGCCGGATCTTGTATACCTATGCCAGATAGAATATGAGAATTACGATACGGCGAAAGGATCAGGCCATATTCCAGTAATGCTTCATCCTGACGTAATTTACGTGGATTAAAGCCTAAATGCTCAATCTTCTCAAAAAGCTCTTCCACACTTGCCACATACGAAAGGTCAATGTTTCGCATGTATGGTGCATCTTCAGGTAAAGCATGGCGCTCTAAAATAATAATGCGCGTACTGACTGAAGTATTAGCATTACTAAACGTAGAAGCCGGGAGATTAATGCTGGCCACTGTATAAAACTCTTGGCCTTCTTGTGCCTGCCATTTTTCAAGTCCTTTATCGAGATTTGGCGAGTTCGGTACCAGGGCTACAACACGTCCACCTTCCCGCAAATGTGCACAAGCTTTTTTCAAATGCTCGAGCGCTAAAGATCCAGCATGACCAAACGGCGGATTCATCACAATGGCATCATATTTGATCATGGTATTGTGTGATTCAAAGCTGCCCATCACCACGTTTGCATTCGGGCTGCTTAGCTGGGCACGGCTGGCCAGTTCACTTGATGGCTCAATCATGGTTGTATTTGTATCATTCGGGAACCAGCGGCCAATGGCGCCGTCACCTGCAGATGGCTCTAATACATCATCACCATTATGGGCACCCGACCATTCAACCATTTTCATGCCCAGCGGTTCAGGCGTGGCGTACCAATCTTTACCGATCTTATTTGCCCGGTTGTCGCGGTTTTTGCCCTTGTTGTAATAATACGTTTTAGCCTTATCAAATGCAGATAATCGGGCTACACGTGCATTCTCTTCATCATAGGCTTTACCGCCTATACCATCTAAAAGACTAGGTTCTGAATATTCAGCCGCATTGTAGGCACTAATGATTGCGTCCCGGATACTGACCACAGCATCATCACCCTTGGCCAAGTTATCAACCGTTTCTGCGCGCTGGGCAATCACATTCGCAAAAGCTGAAGTTTCCCATTTTGTACCGGTAGTTAAATAACGCTGGATTGCATTAGAAGCCTGGCCAAAACGGTAAATACGGCCTTCAGTCTGGCGTAATTTTGCCGGGCGTTTTGGTAAACCTAAATTGATGATAACGCGCTGGTGTACCCCAGTAGTGTCATGAAAACTAATACCTGTTGCGCCTGCATCGGACTGGACCATAATTACATCACGGCCACTATTGTCTGTATTGAACAGATCCGCATTCTTGGCGCGTTCAGCCTTGGAAACACGGCCGTTAAACAGTAGAACGTCCGGGAAATGTGCCTTAATCATTTGAATAGGTGAAGGGAATTGTAGATCCAGGGCAACCAGATCCGGATGCTCCTGGGCAAACTGATCATATTCAATTTGTACCTGGTCAGCATTTCGATCTTCTTTAAATTTATTGGTGAATTTAAAAGGACTAAATCCTCCACCCTCATTGTAATCATGAAAGACTACGATTTTACGGCCCAGCTGCAGATGCAAGTTAATTTGATCAATTGCAGCATCGGCTTTAATGGCTTCTAACAAACGTTCTTTAGATAAGTAATCAAAACGGCTGTTTACTGCACGTGAAAGATTTGAATAGATCCGTTCATCTGCTTCATTTTTACTTTCCCATAGAATATCCAGGCCGCGGTCAATCTCTTGGCCAGCAGCAGATTTAATCAAAATAAATTTTCGGTCATAGTCAAAAGGTACATCTAGCTCACGTCCAGACATAGCCCCAGCGGTTTTTAATTTCTCTGCAAAATTCCGCTCATTTACGCCACTGTCAATTTTCCCATCTGGTCGGTTCAGCTTGTTATAGCGCATGGTATAGCCGAAATTCAGCATGAAGAATTTAGAACGGTCATTACCTGAATTGTAGCGTAGGCCTTCGCTGGCATGTTCTGACGACCACATTTTGGCCGGTTCGGTGTAATCAAATAAATAGCCTTCGGCCCATTCGATACTTTTGACATAGCTAAACGGCGTAGCACTTAAAAAGATAACTTTTGTACGGCCGGCTGGCTGTTCACGCCAGTTTTGATACCAGATCTCACGCTCTTCACTACGCTTGGCCATCCATTTATCTGTAGCTTCACCAGGGATAAAGGGACCATCTGCGAACTGAGTTACAGTAACGTTGCCGTCATCATCTACAGAACGCTCTTCACGTGTTTCACGTGGGGGCATTTCCTCAGAAAAATGGTCATCGTACCAATCATAAAAGCCGTCATGGTGCCCAGACAAGGCTCTTAACTTGCGTAATGCAGCAGTAACATTACCGTCTTGTGACTGCATAAGGTTATGTGATTCATCAACAACAATCAGATCCCATTTTTTCTTGGCCAAGTTAATATTTTGGGCAAAATTGGCATAGGTTGTGGCCACAATATTGTGCTCTTCCCCGCCGTTGTCTGTAATGCCGTCCAGCTGGTGAATGTCCAGGTTGAGTGGTATACCGCTTTTCACAAAGTCCCGAACAATCTTATCGTTCATGGATACGATTAAAATATTTTTCAGTCCAGCGTTTACAAAGCGCTTAACTGCACCCAGTCCGGTAAATGTTTTACCGGTACCCGTACCATTGGTAAATAACATGCCATTAGCATTTTTCCCAAATAGGTGCGTTTCGGCTTTTAATACATCTTCTTGCTGTTCAGGTGATAGATACGGCAAGGCGGTTTGAATACTGTGTAAATCTCCCCATTCCGTAGCTGTACCTTCAGCTTCTAATTGTAGTAATGCTTTTCCGGTTAATTCTGCTCGAATTGACTTAGCAAGCTGAACAATTTTTCTATCTCGTTTGCTGCGAGTAGATGATCCTGAGCTGCTAGATATGTTGCTTGTGCTGCTGTCAGCGGTTGCAAGACCTGTTGAAGTGATACGGCGTTTTCGCTGGCCAGCATGACTGCTATCGCGTCCATTTCCGCTACCTGCAGCATGTAATTCTGAAACGCCAGGATTACTGTTTCCGTTATTCCCTCCGCCGCTAGTTCCTTCGCCTGATTGTCCAGCCATACTTCCAGCTGTTGATCCTCCATCATGAGCACTTGTTGGGTTTCCTGATCCGTCACGTACTTGGCCAAGGTTGTGCGAATCTGAAGAGGTAGCTGTTGCATTTGTTAAATCTCTTTTTAAGTTAAGTTGAGCTGGCGTTAATAGATTATCTGGAATTGTGGCCAAATGTTTTAAACGAACATACCAGCCGGATTGATCATAATAGAAAGTAAACGGGTCATACTCTTGAGCTTCGGTTTTACGTTTTACCAGGTTCGGATCTAGCACGATACCTTCTAACACTTTGCCCTTTTTAGTCGTATAAAGAACAATAGGATTATCCTGGATAAATGCTGGCTCTACGCCATCGGCCAGTAATGCCGCTGCTGCCAGCTTTAGTGCTTCAATCGGCCGAGCTTGGGCATCTATCGCCTTTAGTGCATCTAGTGGGGTGCTATCCGGAGAAAGACCAGGTGAAGAAATCAGAGGAAATTGTTGCATCATTTCCTGATAAACATCTCTTACTTGGCCAGGGTTAATATTTGGCATGGCTGAATCAAAAGCAGTCCAGGTTTTACTTAATTTAGCCTTGAGCTGCTCAATATTAATTTCATGAAGTGACTCTAAACCTTTCCAGCCAGCTTCGTAATTTGAAAGATAAATTTGACGGGCCTCTTCAACATCATCGGCGCCAATAATCAGCTTATGTTCATCAAAAACCTTAGTATCCGGATCAACCTGGTAAATAACGAAAATCTTATTATTGAGCTTGGTTAAGCCACGTTTAATGAATACGTCTAGTTCATCACCATCAGCACCTTGGGTATTTTCGATAAAACCGTAGTGATGCTGCATAACAGACTGCCAGATATTTCCCTTTTCATCTGTTCCGGATCTGATAGATCCAGCCGGATTTTCGATACTAATATCCAAGCCATATAACTGGATTTTAGCTTTTGGATAGTTTCCACTTAACTTCTGCTCTTCAGTAGGTTCAGGAATAGCATTTAAAGGCGAAGTGGCGGCGTCATGGGCTATGGTATCGATAGCTGTCACAGGTGTATCTTCTTGATGTGCTGAGTCAAACATAACAATTTGTGAGGTATCGCCGTATTGCTCACTGAGTATCGTATTTGCAAATACCAAGGCATCTTTAATACTGACTGGTTCAGGTTCTCCAAACAGGCCAAAGTTTTGGCTATCCGTTGCATTGCGCTCAACAAACTGGGCCATAGCTTTAAAGGCAAGACTAAGTTTCTTGGCGCTACGTGCGTTTTTTGAGATAAAAACGGCCAGTTCTGCTACACCTTCAGGTAAATCACCAAATAGGCCTAACTGCTCAACATATTCAGTGACTGCCTGGTTAGAAAGTTTTGCTTTTTCTATGACATTGGTAGCATCCAGAATTGCATTAATCACCAGGTCATCCAGGGACTTCTCAATTCCGTCTACCATCTGGCTAGACAGATCCTCTAACTGCCCTTTAACTTGGCCAGAAATAGCCTGGGCTTCAATAAATTTTGGTGCTGATAATGACAAGGCATTTAATACATTTTGCAGATCCGGTTTAGTCTGATCCGCGACCATTTCTAAAAGTCGGTCATCGTTATAGGCTTTACTGAAAATAGCGCACTTAATCCGGTTGACGAGAGCCTGAGTAGGTTTACCGTCTGTAGTCGTATATTGGGCCGCTTCATGTTCTCCCAGGCTCTTTAAAAAGCCCTGGATAAACTTAATATTACTCGCCGCCATAAAATCGCCGTCATCACTTGGATTAAACAATTCAAGTAATGCACCGGTAATACGTCCAGCATCGGTTTTGGCGCGTTCTGTAGCACTAGAACTGAGCTTATCATCCTGGTTGGCTTCTACCGCAAATTGAACCCGGTCAACTTCGGTTTTACGCACTCGGACTAATACCGGTTCTTTTAACTGAGCTACTTTTTCAGGATCTACTCCAAAGTATTCTGCATTCTCTAGGATCCATTCACGGTACTCTTCAGCCTTACCTTGGGAATAAGCCAGTTTAAGGGCGATAGTCCGGCCGTTGCCTGATTCAACCACTAAATCCTGGCCAATAATTGGTGCACCCGAATCGGCACGGTTGGATCGGCCTAGGCTGTCCGGGTCTAGGTCATTGGCTATATTGTGGATCTGCTGCTGGCTTGATTGCCGCGAACGGTCACGTGGCTGGATTTCGGCCGGGTAATCTGGATTTGCATTGCCCAAGGCATCATGGGAGGCAATTAGATCCGCCGCTTCGATGATAGCCAAGTTAGTGTCTAGGCGTGTCCCCTTGGCTGTTTTAACTTTATTCTGGCGTCCTTCTAAGATTAAAGGATTATCTTCAAGATTTTTTACAGATTCTAAAATCTGAATATTGAATATTGTTTGATCATCGTCTACACTTGAATCATAAAGGGCGGTTCTTTGATCCAAAGTCGATATAGACACTGATGGCGGATTAACAGGAACTGCCTTTTTTAATGCGTCCAGTTTTCCTTCTAGTTGTCCAATCGGATCTTCAAGTAAGTTATAAACAAACTTACCGCGCTCATATTCAATAACCGACAAACTAACAGTATAAATTTTCCCTTCTAAATTAACTTTCGCACCCAAGTAAAAGAATTGTTTGGCGTCATCCTTGCGGCCTGTTTTGGGTTCTTCTTTCCCTAGAAATATACCTTTAGCCAGAATATCCAGAATAGCTGGGATCAGCTTTGCATGAATTAAACTGCCATGTGCATAGCCGCCTGTTTTATGCCAGGAAACTTTTTTACTAACCTTAATTTCACCGATAATAGGATGATTGGCCACCTGATCCCGTAAATGAGCCTCAAAATATTTCTTTGCTGCAGTAACTAGATCCTTTCCATGAGTAATAGGATTGCTGGCCTCATCTACTGGACTGTCTAATAGACTTGTTACTTCATCCCCTTTAAGAGTGGCCACAACTGGAAAGTTTTTGCCTTTTTGCTTTAAATCTTGAATTGCTATTGCAAGTTTTTCAGCCTGCTCAAGCACATCTTTGGGGTTCTGTGCCTGAACCAAATCTGTAATGCTCATATAACACCTGTCATGTATGATCAGATGCAGTCTAAGTTTAAGAAATGGGCCTAAATTTTTTTGTTCCAGCTGTCAAAAGTTGAAAGGCTATACTCAAAACTTCATTAAATAAAAATATTTTTATTCTCGGCGGTGTATAAATTCAACTTTTCCATTATGTAGAGTAATACTACCCAAACTTCTATAGTCCCAAGTTTCGCTTATTCCATATTTGCTTTCCGTACTTCTCTTAGAAAAAGGCTTACCCCAAGTAGATTCCAAAAGTTCACTCGCGGTCAGACCGACTTTTGGAATTTTTTTATTAAGAAAAGATGAACCTTTATAAGTTCCATCTTTATCAAATTTTTCAGGATATTTTTGCTTATATGCTTCTATATCAGCCTTTCTATTTTCTACGCCAATTGCTCCACTATAAAGAGAGCGGTCATTATCAGGAATGGTAATTGTAGTAGTTGATTTTGCAATTTCTTCAGAATGATTAGTTTCTATGGACAGTGGAATGCTTACAATCTCTACTTGTTTTGCATAAGCTGTTGAAGATATTAAACCTAGTGAAATTAATAAAATTTTATTCATTTAGATATGTCCAAACTAAGGTCTGAATATCTTAGCTTAAATCCGCAATTAGAATTCTGTAGATCTATGAAAAAAGGCCCTCAAGGGGCCTTTTTGTTATGTTGCCATGAGTATGACTTTTTCTTGTACCACCTTAGCGGCGGCCGGTAATAAATAATGTTCCGGATCTTCTTCAGCATACCCCAGTGCTTGTGCGATTAGTGCCTGGTCTACTTCTGCCCCATCGATGATAGATTGATAAAATGCGCCAGCTGCATCAATCGGCGGATCTTCCCTATTATCCTGGGCTTCTGTTTCAAAATCTTCATCTGCCGTTGTACTATCATCATCAATTGCCACACTACTAAATAGATCATTCGGGTTATGATGCTTGAC